ATATATTATATATGCAATTCCCAACCCATGCAATAATGCAAAATCTTCTTAATATCCTCAAACCAATGCAAAATGCAATGCCCATCCCAAAACACCCAAAATTTCCCAAATGCAATGCAAAAATTTCCCAAAATTGTGTGGTATGATGCGCCCGCGATTGTGTGTGGTAGGTTTAGACCTGTATGAAGGTATATAGATAATGGCCATTCCTTGTCTCAGAAGAATTATTTTATTATTCAACGAGGTCTATGCCAAGGGTCCTTTGGGATTTAGCAAGGTCATTAAAGTGAAATTAAAGGGTCATATTAAGGTCTTTAATGATAGTAAGGGCTATATTGGTTAAGATAGTAACTAAGGTAAGATAGTAAGCTTATGTAACTTTGATAAGCTTTATAGGATCTTAGGTAACTCTGATAAGCTCTATACACAAGTAAGCCTAGGCAATATTTAGGTATGCCTAGGCTTATCTTCTAGTAAGTATAAAGCATCAGTCTAGTAATTAGTTCATTTATTACTGCAGAGACTAGAACTATTTCGTATAGGCTTCTCTCGATGTCTCCATGAGATAGTCCTTCTAGAGGCTTGAAGAGAGTTTCTAATTCCTTAGTAAGCTTCTGTGATATTTCATATAGGTCCTCTTTAGTATGTATTACCCTATATAGATAGAGGGTCCCTGAGTCTTCCTGAACTCCGGGGAAAATTGTGAAGTTGTTTTCTTCAATAAAGTTCTCTGAAAGGCCTACCTTCTCAAAAGTAAGTATTAAAGGGTATTCTCTTAGGGGATATACTCTCTGTAAGAATCTATCGACTTTTTCCATAATTGAAGGTTTTTAAATGTGAATATATTCTTGTAGTACTTCATGTTGGCAAAGCATTAGGATCTCATCTAAATTATTGTCCTCTGAGATCCATTCTTGGTTGTACCCAGCATAGGCTTGGTGGTCCCGGTCTCCAAAGTTTAGCCTTAGGCCCTTAAACATCTTATAGACAGGCAACTTAAAGCCTCTTATATCTGCTAAGCCTATATCAAAGGGCTCGAAGAAGGTAAGTATGATAATATTCTGAAGCTCTCTAGCTAATTCTATTAAGGCCTTCTGGGTAATTGCTTTAGGCTTATTCAGATATCCTGAAATTACCTCCAGATCTAAATTGACCACGTGGATTTCTTCTGTAGAATCTGAAAAGAGGAGCCAGCAGTCTTTTTCTTGGGTCCAGCTGAATGCTACTAGACTCTTGTTCTTATAAGCCTTGAAATACTTCAGAGCTTCCTTCAATTCGGGTCGTAGCCTTCTTGCCTTCAGAAGATTTATCATACATTTGCTATATACCGAGTTTTCTATCCTTGGGAGGCCTTCGGAACCTTTAAATTTGGGATACTTGGTGAGTAACCGGAGAATGTTGGAAAGTGTTTCTGTGTTCATTTTAGGAAATATTAAACGGGAGGGGAATTCCCCTCCCGTTGGTTATAATTATTTGGTGAGATACTGCATGTAATATTCGATGGCTTCGTATTGGGCAAGTAATAGGGATTCTGCCAGTGCATAGGATTTCCAGGTTTTTTGGTATCCCGATTCCATTGGAGTATCATATGATTCCGGGTTAAGGTCGAAGTTAAGGTGAAGTGCATGTTTTCCGATGGACCTGGGAAGCAAAATCCCTTGGAATTCGAAAATATATATGTGGGTATGATTTTCGATATCGTGGATGATTTCGTTTTGGAGTTGCATTAGGATTTCCAATAGGAGGGCATCGATTCGGGAGGGATCCAACCCTATGAAATCCTTGATATGTAGGTAGTCGGGTTTTATGGATTCCTTTGGTGTATCCTTTTCGAAAATGCAGGTGGGAACCATCCCGTATTCCGGATCGTTGGTGATTCCTAATGCAATTAGGGGTGATCCTACGTGTTGGTGAATCTTAGGTAACCAATGTGGGTTATCCTTATGGGTTTGGGTTGCTTTTAGGTTGATGTACCGTTCGCATTTTATCCCGAGGTAGGTATCCTTGGTGAGGGGTAACCCGGTGGGATTATTAAATTTTTTGTAATACGCTAAATTTTCGATTGCGTTTAAAATTTCTTGTCTTCTCATACTTTTTATTATTTAAGTTGTTTATAAATGATTTATAGTGCAAAATTACGTATTTATTTTTATATATGCAATATATTATATAATTATATTGCAATAATCCCCAAGATCCTCTGAGGCACCTTTAAGGGGACCATCCTAGGAATATAAATTGCCTCCAAGGATAAATATATCGGCCATGCACTGTCGACTTTATGCTCTATCCATATCAAAGTACCTACGCAGACGCATGGAAGTCGTTTGGGTATCTTTCTAGCGCTTAAAATCAATTTTTAGTCTATTTACTAGTCGCCAAAAGCATGCCTTTTACTAGGAAATTAAGGCCTTGAATCCTGGCAGCCCAAAGGCATAATACCAATATAATATAATAACCCAATAATAGGCCTCGAGGCCCAATAGGCCTAAATAAATTATAATAAGTATGTAACTGGGTTAGCGATTTAACGAAGTAAGGCAAGGTACCTGAATCCTAGAATCATTGAATAGTAGAGTAAGCAACTAGGTAAGCCACAGAACAATATAAAGCGATTAATTGGAATCCTGGAATCCTAATCCTTGAATCCCAGAGCCTTTAGTTAAGTATATATATAATATAATACTAAAGTAAAGTTAGGATTCAGGATTCAAGGATTGGAGAAGGTGATTAATATAATTAGGGGCCATGCTCTGACTACATTCTGACTACATCTAGCTACTATCTGTATGACGTTGACGATGACGTTGAAAGTTTCCAGGATAAGGCAAGGTGATCCTTGAAAGCCTTGGATCCTAGAAATCCCAGAGTAGTTTTAGTATAATATAAAGCTCTGGAATTGGGGCTTAGGATTCAAGGATTGGGGCTAGGATTTGGGTGATCCTAGCCCTGGGATTAGGTGATTGGGGTACCTTTTAAGCTCTGGGATTTGGTCTGGGATTGGCCTTTTGGGGAGCTTGGGATGGGGTGATTTTAGGGCCTTTGGGTATCATTTTTCTGATTTCCCGCATTAAGTGTTGTATAGTGGACGTCCCACTTTCTGATAGGAGGGAGTTGCTATCCTCGAGAAACCCCCAGCTAGCTCATTTGGTTCTGTATGTGTACTTTTTGAGATACTTTTCAAGGTACCTTAAAGGTTTATCCTGATACCTGACGTTAAAGGTACCTTTAGATTTATATTATTGGATTGGTTTCCTTTATATGACATGTATATATGATTAGGTTATTATATTTTTGATTATTGGTTTTTCTTTGTTTGGTGTGGGTTAGTACTTGTATTTGTATTTAAGGTGATACCTGAATCCTTGTTTATTTCTTGGTAAGTGATTTAGGTATTCACTTGTATGTTGAGATAGATTTTCTTTTTTGATTTGTTTTGTGGGTAGCGGGTTAGTATTCTTATCACATGAGAAAAAGGCCTTCAGTATCCTTGTTGGGGTCTGAAGGCCTTTATGTGTATTCTCTTTATTGGTTTATTGAATTTTTCTTTGTTTGGGGATGGAGTCTTTGATTTCTATGCAGTGATGGGTATCATTTGTTTCTTTGGGTTTGGGCAGATTCTGGAGTATATCCTTAGTGACCTGTAGTTGAAGGTCGAAGAGTGATTGGTCCAAGTGTTCAGTGATTGCCTGGAATGATTTTTCTCCTTGTTCTGTTTGGTATGATGCTTCCCAGTCTTTGTGCCTAGTGAGTGAGATGGTTAACCTTCCCTTGTATTCTATTGGCAGGGTAAAGCTGTTTATCTCTTCTGAGTTGTGATCATATTGAATGAGGAATTGGTCCTGAAGGCTTTTGAGAACATAGCTTAGGAATTCCTTGAAGAAGCCTTCCTTGATTTGGTAGTCCCTTAATAGGTCTGGTACTGATTCTAGAGATAATTCTCTTAGAATGTATTTCTTTCTTGGGCCCGTATGGTTTGGGTCTGGCATTTCCAAATATAAGGTTATTACCTTTTCATTGGGGCTCTTGTAAGTGTATATCCTTGTTATTGGGATGATTCGTTTGGTAGTGAAGATCCTACCTGTTACGATGACTTCGTTTAGAAGCCTATTCTTATGCTTGGTTTTTGGTTCTTTGTATACCTGCAATTTTGGGTACAAAGCTAGCGTTTCTAGAGCTTTAATTAGAGTTTTCATATATTTTATATGTTTATGTGTTGAGTGTTACTTAAGTCATTTAGGATTATCTGAGATTGAAGTCCTAAGAGAGCATCTTTTAGAGTGTACCCTATTTTCTTGAATCTTGTATATTGTTTTGGGTCTGGGTTTTGGTAGGCAGCTTCCCATTTATAGTCTAAGCTTAGGTTTATGTTTAGGTGACCTTCTTCGTAATCTAATGGGAGATAGAAACCCTTTATTTCTTCTATGAGTCTGTACCGATGGACTAAATACTGATTCTGTAGTGATGTTAATATCTGTTTTATGAAATCTCCCATAAATGCCGGCTTTATGTTGTATTCTAAGCAAAGGTTCGGTATACTTTCTATAGATAATTCTTTTAATACATTGGGTATTCTTGTGGGATCTAAGGGAGAGGGTTCTGGTAACTTTATGTATAATATTATATTTTCTTGGTTTCTAGGAGTGCCATTTTTGGGACAGTAAGGAGAATCTTTAAGATAGTATATTTCTCTTATAGAGATGTTTTTGCTACCTATGAGAGTAGCATGTATGGTCATTTCATTTAGATATTCCCTTTGATGTTTTGTCTTAGGTCCTGGTTGAGTATCCAGATTACCGTACCTAGCTAAAGTTTTAATGATATTGAATAGATGTTCCATAATTCTATTGGTTTAAAGTGATAAGAATTTGATACTTAAGGATTATTCTCTTCTAATAAGGTTTGAAGTTGTTCTATTGCTTGAGGGTGTGACTCAGAAAAGTCATTGATGATTATTTTTGTTTGTAGCCCTAAGAGAGCATTTTCTAGTGTATCTGCTATCTTTTTGAATTTTGGTTGTTTGGGGTCAAAGGTTAGATAGGAAGCTTCCCATCGGTTATCCAAAGTAACCCTTAAATTTAGAGGGCATTCATTATAATAAGTGGGCATGAAGAAGTCTCCCAATTCGCTTATGGGATAATTACATTTATCTATGAGATAATTATTCTGTAGTGAACCTAGCAATTGGTTTATGAATTCATCTCTGTGTTCCCAACTTACGTTGTAGTCGTGGCAGAGTTTAGGTAGAGTTTCTAGAGATAGTTCTATTATTAGTTTTTCCCAATTATTGGGTTTTTCTGGGTAGAGCTCTGGTAACCTTATGTATAGGGTTAAGTTACCATCTTTTTTTGAAAAGTACAATTCCCGGACAAATGCCCGAAATCGAGTTTGAAAATAAGCGATTACTGGAATTGATTTTAGTTCTTCTCCTTTATAGTAGGTTCTATATTTTGGAGGGATATCCTTTAATTCTAGATTACCGTGAGCAGCTAAGAATTCAAGCATTTTAAATGTAGTTTCCATAATTTCTATTTGTTAGGGGTGATAAGTTTTGTTTAATGTTTGGTGCTTGTAATGAGGGTTATATTCATATGTGTTGAATATGCTGTCTAGAATGTACCTGTCTTTGAAGTAATTGGTACTTTCTTTAGATTCCCAAATTGAATCATCTTCTGGTAGATGGTCCAGTAAATGTTCTGTGGATTGATAATAATTTTCGTAAGCCCGTATTATATCCTGTAATTCTTTCAAGTATGTTTCTTGATTGAGTTTAAAGGTATTTTTGGGATTTTCTTGTTGGCAGCTAAAGAATAATAGGGTTAGTACTGCCATGAGAAGCATTTTCTTCATGTTAACCTGCAATGATTTTGATTTGTGATAAACTGTGACCTTGATAAGAGATAGAACTTTCTGTAGTTTTTATCCTTAGGTCTGAATCGCTTTCTGATAGAGCCTTGACATATTTAGGGATGTCTTTCCCATAAGCTAAGATATACCAGTAGCAAATTCCTCTTTCTGGATTGTGGTCCATGGATAGGTTGCATATAGATAAATCTAGTTTACCTGTATTTATCGGTTCTATCAGTGAGTTTTTGATATCCTCCGAGGAGAAATCTGGATGTTCTTTGCAAATGTTTGATAAACACTTTTGCAAGTTTTTGAAATTACTTTTATTCATATCTTTATTATTTAAGTTATTTATAATGCAAAATTATCTATTTATTTTTAAATATGCAAGGATCCTATATAACATCAGAGGCCTCTAAGTGTATAGAAGATGTAGTTGTATAGAAGAAAAAGGGCACCCTTTTATAGGGTACCCTTTATAGTTGCTATGAGTTTATAGAAAGATAAGCTTTTACTGCTTCATATTGGGTAAGTAGTAGAATTTCTTCCAGTGATTTTGATACCCAAGATTCTCGGTAACCTGTTTTTAATAGAGTACCCTGATAGTTAAAGTCTAAGTTTAGGCCTTTTCTAAATAGGTATCTAGGTAAGCAAAAACCATGAATATTTATGAGGTCTAGGTTAAATAGGTCTGAGAACTTAGCAATAATCTCGGTATGAAGATCTTTTATGATTTTTAAGATAAGAGCCTCTATGATAGAGGGGTTTATACCTAGATATTCGGCAAGTTGTTCTGGATCTAATTTTATAAGGTCGGTTTCCCTATCGTCTCCGAAAATGAGATAAGGCACTTTACCTTCTGTTTTTGGTACCCAGGTTATAGCTAATGGTGACCATCCTAATTTTGGGTCGGTATTGAAACCGTTTAACCAATCTGAATCATCCTTATAGCATTCAGTTAAAGTGAGATTAAGGTAGTCTTCCGATGGGTCGAAATTCTCGATTACCGGTAAACCTTCGGGAGAATTAAATTTTTTACATTTTGTTAAATTCTCTAACATCATTAAAATAGTTTCTTTTTTCATTTTATTTTATTTTAAATTGTTTATACTACAAAATTAGTAATAGTATTTTATATATGCAAATTTATGCTTGCTTATTTTAAATCCTCTGGAGCTTTAGTTAGTATGTTCTCTTATGGCAAGTTTGAGTATTTGACCTTGTATATCAATTGGAAATGAGATATATGGGTATTTGGTGATTTTATGTTTGCTGCGTCCGTCCGTTGTTGGTGTTAATACCAGTACCTGTATGAAACTATCATCTATTAGTTCTACTCCTTGTATGTACCTGATTTTTGGGTTCTTCCTTATATTGGTGTCGGGTAGGTCACTTATGGTAAGGGCATTATTCATTGAAAAATATATTGCCCTTATGCTATTAGAATGTTGCTCCAGCAATTCTTTTAGGCATTCTTCTAGAATCTTATTCATATTTTCAGTGTGAATTATTATCCATAAATTCTTTTACCTCTAGATTAAAGGGATTGCTCTCTTGAATTATATTAAGCCCTCTCATTCTCATTCGGTATAACATATATAACTTAATCAGTTGAACCTCAAAAACTGATAGGTTATTAGTGATAGTTACCTCTTCGGTCAATTTCTGTATCATCTCCATAATCAATATATATAATATCTCTAATTCTAAGCTTATCTCCTCTTCTAACTTATTTTCAAGCTCTAACATATTTACTTTAATGAATTCCATGGGATCTTTGAATACATAGGATAATCTAGGGTATTCAAAATATTCAAAGCGGTTTATACTAATTCGTATTCCTTCTTTACCTAAATTATCTACTCTACATAGGTATTTACCGGCTTGCCTAGTAAAAGTTTCAACTTCATCTTCGGAATCAAATTTGGGGTACTTGTGTTCTTTTAACCATTGGATTAACTTCTCTTCAGCAGTTAATTCTGCCTTTACCTGGGGTGATTTCTTCTTTATTTCCATAATTATATTTATTATTTAAATTGTTATACTGCAAAATTAAATATAATATATTATATATGCAATGATCCTATGTAACATCAGAGGCCAGTGAGTGATGGTATAGAGTAAGTCCAAAGGGTACCTTTTATGTGAATACCCTTTGGACCGGTTACTTAATGTAGTTTAACCATTAATGGATAGATAGGCTTTTACTGCTTCGTATTGAGTCCAGAATAGATTTTCTTCTAGTGATTCCGATACCCAGGTTTCTGTGTAGCCTGTTTTGATTAGAGTATCTTGATAGTTAAATTTTATAAGTAAGCCTTTATCGAATAGATATCTTGGTAGCTTAAAGCCTTGAATCTCTACCAGTTTTATGTTGAAGATTTTAGAGAATTTGGTGATGACCTCGTTATGAAGGTCCTTTATCATAGCCTTGAATAATATCTCGATATTTGCTGATTTTAAATCCGTATATTCGGGTAGTTCTACGAAGTCGAAAGCATCGCATTCAATATCATCTCCGAAAATGAAATATGGATCTTCTGCTCCGAAGGCCCAGCTTGCGCAAAGTAATGACCATCCTGATTCCTGATTGGCATTGAAACCGTTTAACCAAGCAGGGTTTTTCTTGTAACTTTCGGTTAGGGTGAAATTTAGGCAATCTTTACCGTAATCTGAGTCTTGGATTAGTGGTAGGCCTTCAGGAGAGTTAAACCCTTTGCATTTGGATAAATTTTTTAACATCATTAAAATAGTTTCTTTTTTCATATCTTTATTATTTAAAATTGTTACACTGCAAAATTACTATTATTTTTAAATATATGCAAGGATCCCCTATAACATCTGGAGACAACAAAATAGGCTGATAGTTAGAGAACTATCAGCCTGGCAAACAACTTATATAATAAAAATAAAAACAGCTTTTGGATTAGCATGCAATAATTAATAGCAAACCTAGTCAAAGATTAGTCATCCTCTATAATATCTTCTGAGGATAGTTTACATAGCTCTAAATTTATTCTCTTTTCCTTGGTTTCTTTGTGAATAAGAAATTGTATAGATATTAGCAATTCCTTCTTTGGTAAGAGTATTTGTATCAAAGTCCCCGGCATTACCAAAGTGTGAACTGCACTGGGGAAATGATCTTTTATAACCCTAATTATTATCTCTGCTCGTATTACCGGCTCGGGCTTATTAGTATCTAATATTATACCCAACGGAGCTCTAAGACCTTCTGATATAGCCTTTTGGAATTCTACTAAGAACTCCTCTTGGTCTTCTAGGTAGTTTTTGGTTATCTCTATCTTACTTATCATAATCAATTGTTTAAATAATTTGCTGATGAAAAAGGCTCAGGGTCTTCTTTAATCTCTTCATAATCATCTATATCATAGAGTTTAAGTTCTGGGTCTTCGGCATCAGGATCTACCATTTGCTCTATTTCCCTCCTCATGGCATGATGATCTTCATCTGCACTATTCATAGCAGCTTTGAAGTTATCAGTTACCATCTTTAAGCTTTCTAAGTTTAATTTACTTTCACCTTCTTTAGATATGTTTACTCCCTCTTGCTTGGTAGCAACTACTTCTGGTAAAGAGCTCAAATCATATCTTGTCTCTAATAACTTAGCTTGTTCGGGTTTTTCTAGTTGGCCCTGTTCTTTATGTATGAGCTCTATTACTTGAGCAGGAGTTACATAGTTGTTGGTTACAGAGTTATTGTTTTGCTGCATTAAGTTGAAGATGTTGGTAGTAGTTCCTCCACCCAATAACTTGCCTAATACTCCCTGTAAAGCTGTTCCAGACTCTAGGCCTAATTTAAGAGCCTTATTCAATTCGGCTGATATGAAAGGAGTATATTTGCCCGCTTGAGACCTAGTCAGTATATCTATCTGAGCATTTATTCTCATTCGGTCTTCTAAGGTCCAACCAACTAGCTCACCTATTAAGCCGTATAATATTTTCTCTTGTGATTCTTTATCCCAAACTCTAGAAGACATAACCCTATCTCTCATATGAGCCCTAATATCTTCTACTGATACTTTCAAACTTCTAGCTAAGCCCTGAATATCATATTGTATGCCACATATGAAACCGTTTGACAAAAGCCAGTGATTTATCATAAAATCAATAAACTTAGCCATCGTAGTTGATTCAGACGATAGGTGAGCTTCAGAAGCTAAGGCAGTTGCTCCCAAGGGTCTAGGCAATCTTATTAAGATTTTTTTTGATGTCTTTACCATACTTCCATTCTTTTCTAATATCTAGGGTTTCCTCGTATTTTACAAACTTTAGCTCTACCATCAGGTACATTTGAAGGTGAGGTATGTATCTGATAGTATACCATTTATTTCTTTTATACATCCTTATTAAGGTAAAATTATCTCCGGTGATTCTATCCTTAGTTAAGGAATAATTGGCATAATTAAATTGAGGGAAGGTTAGGGTTAATTTATACCCTAAACCTACCTCAAAAATATTGCCTTTTAATTCTACTATTTGCTGTCCCATTTTGTCCTGTCTTGTTTTAATAGGATTCTAGGCTTTTTAAAGGCCTTGAGCCTCTGATTTTTTCAATATGGCCTTGAACTATGGGATAATTTTCCGACCTATAAGGCACTACTACCCCTTTAAAAAAGGATTGCCATAAGCCTAGAGTTAATCCTCTACCTTTCCTTAGCCTTGAGATTTCCCAAAATTTTATTTCGAAATTACTAACGGTCTCTTTGAAATATTTATACCTTAGTTTTCGAGATTCGTGGTCCCTATTTGGGTTATTTATTAAACTTTCTAGAAAGTCTAACTTAAAGCAAGCAATAAACTCTGGTCTAGAAAATTCAAAGTTCTGCTGGTTCATTTTAAATTTCTTGATATATTCCTTTGCTTCCATATCTTAATGAGTTATAATAGCGTAATCATTACCTCTACTATCCTTGAAAGTCATCCTAATAGCTAGGGGAGTTATCTGAAAAAGGTATCCTCTGTAATTATCCTCATAGTAAGAGGACCAGAAGGCATCTCCTATTTTAAATTCATCTAGGTTTGGAAAATCCTTATGTATACCGGTTATGTATAATCTTTGAATATCGAGAGATTCTTCTGGTTCTAATTCCCATGAATTAGTGTCTGGAAAGAAATGCCCCTCTATAAAATAATCCGGAGCTTTATATATATGTGTGCCCATTGGGATTCCTTGCCAATCTGTAAAATCTTCGGCTAGGTCACCTATCAGGGTTTCAGGGCTTAATACTTCGCCTTTTCTAGTGAAAGTTAATTTAGACTTTCCTATGTATTGATTTCTTACGATTTTGTAGAACATGTTGGTTTGGGTTTAAATATTTAAGAAATTGTGATAAGGTATTCTTTACTAATGCCTGAACGAATAGGTTTATAGGGATGAAGAAATATATCTCTATGTTTTTATCCGTTACAGATAAGGAATATAGTTTAAAGAATTGGTTTCTGGCCTTATAGGTTAATCCTTTTTGAACTAAATAGGATTTGCATACCCTTTGATGTAATTCAAAAAGTTCTAATCGATGTTTTTCTAAGACCTTTTTAGATAATCCTATATTCATGACTAGTTTAAATTCTTAGTTGTAAGAAGTGATTGTTTATTGTTTAGGCTTAAGTACAGAGTCTTTGAAAAGGGTTAATTCTTTCATAGCCTTCTTAAACTCTTTTGAATTAGTGTCCTTAATTCTCGAAACTGCTAATTCCAATCTATGGATTTCATTCCTAGTTTTTTGTCTCCAAGTTTTCTTTGCTAGAGAATCCTTTACATCCTCGGGATAAATATATTTAACTTCCCTAGTTACTGATTCTTTTACGATTACCTTAGGCTCTTCTTGAGTAGCAACTTCCTTTGATTCTTTGTCTTCTTCTGAGGCCTTTTGTTTTTTCTTTTTCTTTTTTGGCTTATCTGAAGAATCCTTAACTTGGCTTTCCTTAACTTGGTTTACTTCTTGCTTTACTTCTTGACTAACCTCTTGGGCTTTAATTTTCTTCTTTTTCATTTTGACTAAAATTTAAATTAAGTATTTTTGTTTTTAAACACAATGCAAATTTAATAATAATATTTCAAAAACAAAAATATTATAGCACTTTTTTCAAAAATACCGAGGATAAGCAGAGGGTTAGTTAGCTTATCCTCGGTAATGGTTAAATTTTGTACTTCTCGCAGGGTACCTTTGATTGTACTAAGTTCTTACTTACCCAAATACCCTTTGATTGGCAACGGTCTAGACTTACATATTGCTCTTTACTTATATTTGGGTATTTATATAAATTATTGTTCTTAAATAGTACCCATAAGGCTCCAGATTTATAACCATAGGCTATTAAATTAGTAGATTTACAGGGTCTCAAATTAACTCCAATACTTAAGCTTATTTTCAATAATGATTCCATACTTATAACTTTCTAGTACTAAGGGTGATTTTTAAAGGGTATGTTACGATTCTGTAGAGATTCCCAAACAGTATCAGGTATTTCTACATCCTTTGACCATCTCAAGAAGAACTTAGAGGGTTTCTTATCCGGAGAAAACATCAACTGACGTTGTTCAAAGGAGAACTTGAGCCTTTCCTCTTCCAACATATATTTTGGGTACTTAGTAAAGCCTACATTTGAAAAAGATAGGTCTTTCTTTACAGGTTCTGCCTTTAGAGGTTTTCTCCGTTCCTTATATAGGTAGGGTACTATCTTCTTTGAAGGCCCCTCTATTATCGAGAATCCGAAAATGATTTGAGGGTCGAATTTATCAGCCTTGGGGTCTTTTGCCTCTTTTATTAATCTAACCATCCATGATAGAGAATTCAAGTATTGACCATTATCAGTGGGTTCACCAACATCCTTTACATTGAACTCAAACTCTGGAAAGTGCATCTTAAATTCTTCAGTAAGAATGAATACAAATCCTAGTTTACGTAGATACTTAGTTATCTCTTTTTGGTTTTTTCCGGCTGATACTAACTTTTCTACTTCTGCCAGTACTTCTTCTCGGGGAGATTCTAGTTGTTTAGTTATACCAGCAGGTCTTCCTCTACCTACAGAAGGTTCTCTTACTGGTAGAGTACCGGTTAGCCTATCAAGATAGTCCTTGAATAACTGTACATCTTGATTGTCACGTAGAGTACATTCTATGCGTATTGGCCCCTCATGTTTAACCTTAGGCCCCAGGTTAAACTCAGTAGTAGAGTCTACTAATCTATCTGAAACTGGGCAACCATTCTCGGATAGTAGAGTGACTCTTAGCTTGGGCTTAAAAATTTCTTGTTCCATATTTGATACCTTTATATTCTAAAATAAGGGCCGAGACATTTCTATCCCGGCCCAATACCTAAAAAGGACAGTTATGTTTAATCTTCGTCTTTCTTAGATTTCTTACCTTTTTTACTAACCTTTAAACCTTTCTTTTCTACTTTCTCTTTCTTCTCTGCCTTATCTTTCTTAGCTTTGGGCTTATCACCGTTAGCTAGTTTCCTTTGTTCTTGGCGGTATTTCTTCTTTTCGTCGGCTGTCATTTCCCTGCCATCTACCAAAGGATAGTCGTATTTTTTAGCTGGAGTACGAGAGGGCTTTTTCTCTTCCTTAGCTACGCTTTCTTTACTAGCTTTCTTGGCTTTCTTCTTTTCCGTTGATTCAACTGCTTTATCAACTACCTTCTTTTCTTTCTTTCCTTTTTTCATCTTTGATAATTTTTTTAAGTTCTTTAAATCAGTTAATGGGTATTTCTTTAAAACCTTATCCCTTTGAAGATTCAGGTTCATAAGAAGTTCTTTATATTCTTCACCATATACAGGATGGTTAGAGTAATCTTTTGCGGGATTGAGATTATTCATCTCAATGAACTTTATCAATGCCCTTTTGGCATAAGTGAGTTCTGGTGTTTTTAATTTAACCATATTTCCTTTATCCTTTGAATTTTGATAGTCCTGATTAAATGGTTAAGGTATTTAACCTCTAAGATTAAATAGGGCCTTTTGAAACAAAGGTGGGTTCCCTACTTATAGAGGTCACCTTTATATTAGAATTCTCAAACTTAGCTAATAGTGAATAGTAAGTCTCTACTTCTTGGTCCGTCCAGTTCACAAACCTACCCTTGTAAATTTTACCGTCTCTTATGAATTCTACGTTTACTATCTCACTGATTAATTTACCTTCCATCTTTTTCCTTAGACTCTCGGATTGAGATTTTAAATTCTTATATCTTAGTCTAAGCTGTTGTAACTTACCAGGACGATTTTCCAATTTAAACTCGTCCTGAAGTTTCTTACCTTTCTCGAAAAGATCTAAGGCTCTGCCGAATAAATCTATGAGTTTTGGTTCCACTTTGGTTTTTGATTTTTAACTGAATCGGCATATTCACCTAAGATTAAAGCAGCTGAATCAATTATAAATTGGGCAGCTTCCTTATCTTCTTTATTAAGGGCAGCTTCCTTATCTTCTAGTGCAATAGAATAATCTTTTATAAGATTATCTAAGGCTAAGATAATAATATTATTCTTGATATCTTCTCTCATAGTGTTGCCTTATATAAATAAAAAGCCGGCTACCCTTTTGGGCAGTCGGCTAAGGATAGATATATGTATGAAAAAATTATGTACTACTTAATCTTCATCACCATCTTCTTCTTCCTCTTCTGAGTCTTCTTTAGAATTCTTATCCTTCTTATGTTTTTGGCCAGTGATAGTTCCGTGACCTTTCTTTGACTTAACGGTCAATTCTCCAGGAACAAATTCTTCAGCTACTGAAACAACTTCTCCATTTACCAAACCTACGGTAGTTACCAGGCATCCCAAAGATTTACCATTTACCTTTACTACTGAAGCATATTTACGAACTTCTGATTTCTCACTAATATGGATTACGTCCATTTGCTTACCGTTAGGTCTTTGTCCTTCGGGGCGATTCTTTAGAGCTTCTGCTCTTGCTTTACGTTTTGCAGCCTTCTCTTCAGCAGTCATTACTTTCTTTTCTACCTTTTCGGCAGTTACCTTCTTTTCTTTTTTAGTTGCCATGTGAATTGATTTTTATATTGTTTACTAAACTTGTTTGATACTTTATAGAAGTACTTGAAAAGTAAAGGGCATTTAATTCTATGAATTTGCCCTTTACTCAATTGTTATACCTATTACTTCTTTTTACCTTTACCCTTTTTAGAGGGCAACTTAATACCAAGTTCCTTTGCTACTGAAGCCCTTAGTTTTTCAACATCGTCTTCATCAAAATCATCGGGGTCGGTATTCAACTCTTTTTCGTCGCAAACATCCTCCAATTCTTCGAAGTCCATTGCAGATAGAGTTTCAGCAGTTATTTCTTCTTCCTCTTCTTCTTCCTCTTCTTCGTCGTCTTCTTCCTCTTCCTCTTCTTCGTCGTCTTCTTCCTCTTCCTCTTCTTCTTCGTCTTCTTCCTCTTCTTCGTCGTCTTCTTCCTCTTCCTCTTCTTCTTCGTCTTCTTCTTCGTCTTCTTCTTCCTCTTCTTCGTCGTCTTCTTCGTCGTCTTCTTCCTCTTCTTCGTCTTCTTCGTCGTCGTCTTCGTCTTCTTCGTCTTCAGAACCGAAAATCTCTTCTACCTGTTCTGGAGAAATAGAGGCCTTTGAAATGATTTCATAACTACCATCCTCATATTTTACAAGGACTGTACCGTTTCCCAATTCAAAACGACTAACCTCTTTTACTTCCTGAGTCTTTTTTTTCTTTGCCATTGTTTTTTACTTTTAAATGAAACTTCTTTTATAATTATATGAATTTCTTTTCCTATATTGAAAGGATCATGATTGAATTGTTTTACATCTTCTAGTAGAGTATCTAACTCTTCGCTAGAATTAATAATTAAAGTATCTTCTGATATCCTATCCTTCAAGCCTTTGAAAATACATTTAAATAGAGTTATAGGGTATCTAGAAAGGTTATCTTCTATCCTAGATTTTAAATCTTCTAGGTACACTTCGGTATTAACTTTTCTACGAGTGATTATATAACTATGCCTGAAATGTATAGAGCTTATCCTTCTATATTTGTTGCCTAAGTTTAGTTTGGCATACATTCGGTTAAATCTCTTTCGGCCTAATTTTTTGCCATTGCCAAGTTTTTGGTTTAGTTTTACTATATATCTTCTTCTCCGATGAGAGTCGTATAGGTATTCTGGAGGGTAAGCCCACTGTTTTAAATAAGCATGAAACCATTCTCCCTTGCTATCTTTAAGAAAGCAGTATTTTTGAAAATCCTTTTGGCCATTTGCTTTATTAAAGGTAGTAATACCTTTCTTTATAAGTCTACTACCATGTATGATGTGTATATAGTGTAAGGCTCGTACTCCATAATAATAGGTTATTACATGCTTAGCGTGTTGTCTAGTCATGTAAGGTACGCAAGTATAATGCTTAGCATATAAAGTGTTTTTATTCACTTTATTGACTGACTTACGATATTTTTTAGGAAAATAGGTCCATACATAATATCGGTCTGGCCAAACAAAATGCTGATCTCTTTTAACCTTTACCATTTTTCTTTATATCTCTTAAACAAGCTCTATTCCAGAGCCTAATTGATTTCTCATTAGCATCAGGAAATTTCTTGAGTACCCTGCGTATGATGCGTTCTACATCATAGCCTTTCTTGGTTAATTCCCAAGTGTATGATTTTTTAGTCCCCTTTACCAAGTTGAATTCGTCTCTTTCCTTTGGAGGTTTTTTATCTTCTTTTCTTAGTGATATGTTTCTCTTTTTTACAACGTTACCGTTTTCATCCTTATCCTCTATGAAACTTAACCTTAATCTTGAATTTCTCAAAGGATCATTTTCTGGTACTCCTGATAGGTCTAATTGTTTCAATACCCATTTATCATATTCCTTTATTAGTTCGGGGTTTGGTTCAGGATTATCCGACCGGTTGATAAACCTTATTAGGTCAAATACTCCTGAAGCAGGAACATCTGGGAAAGGCATACCATACATAATTGCTTTCCTCTGTAAATCCTTATAAGTATCATGGTGGCAAGGATCCTTTAATCCTCCTGTTTTCACCTCTTGGTTTTTTCTTTTAGCCATCTTATTTTATTATTTAAATTGTTATAATGCAAAATTACATATAATATATTATATATGCAATAAAACTCTATTTCTTTTTATAAAAATCTGAGGCTTTAGCTCTAGAGATATTAGAGTTTGGAGATGTTTTACTAGCCTTTTTGGCTTTGGCCTTATCTTTTATCTCTACATAAGCCTTGTCGAGTATCTTAATATTAAAGTCTAGATTATTTATCAAATTGTAGTTTATAGCTTTTTCTACAATAGCCCTGTACTCAGGCCAAAACTTTAATCCTAGTCTAACTCTAGAAGTTTGTATATTATAGTTAGCTACCTTAAATCCAAAAGCATCGGCTTCAGCTTTATTCTTAAAAACATATAAGTAAAAATTACTTATTTCCTTAACAATAGCCTCTTCTTTTTTGATAGGTAATACCATATAACCTTCTTCATACAAATCCTTATTTATTAAAGCTACATAGTATTTGTTCTCTTTCTTACGGGTTTTAAAATAAAACCGTTCTTTTAGTTTAATTAAGAGCCATTCGGGCATCTTTCTAGAGTCTAGTAAATATTTTATATATATCTTATGCTTTTTATTTAGTCTCCTCTTGTAAGCTGATGGTCTTTGTAGTAGCAATGGTAGAATTCTGAAGTTATTCCACCTGTCAAATTCTTGTATTAGTTCTAAAGTTGCTATATCCCAAGGATTATCTGAGCCTTTTAGCCTATTGATATTCAACTCTATCTTTTTAGTGTTTATCTCATTAAGTAAGTTAGAAGATATTCCAGTATATTTAGCTGCCTCTTTTCTAGTCTTACGGTGACAGATAACAGCTTCCATATAATCTTTAAAATCTTCTTGGCAGGGTCCATCTGGCCTGAATAGAGATGGGTATTTATTCAAGAAATTAGTGAACATCTTAAATAATTCTTCGGATCTCTCTTTTATCTCTAAGTATTTATAGTGGGATATTTTCATCATTTCCCCTACTTCCCAGGAAGACTTGCCTGTACCTAGGGTTAAATACAAAGAGTTTTGTTCATTGGGTAATAACCAATTCCAAGCTTGTTGTTGAATGTGGTCCATATTAGTAAGTTTTACGGTAAATAATCTTATCTATAGCTTCTTGAGTTATGGTGTTTGGGTCTTGGTCCAAAAAACTAGCATGTAATACATCTGGGTCATAATTCATATATACACTGTACAGTACATTATCAAAGGGTAGTGTAAGTTTCATAATACCTTGTAAAACTACTAATTCTACTTTTATAGTCCTCTCCTTATAATTTACGTCTTTCACTGTAGCACCTTGACCCTCATAAGGATAACCCTTTAATTGAACAAAGTCTCCGGGCTTTATGTTTACTAGGTCGTCTAGAGAGTACTTCTTATTTTCTTTGGCTAGTTTTAAAAATCGTTTGACTTCTTTTCTAGGGCAAGTAGCTACCAATGAAAAATCATCGAAATCTTCCATATTGTCTATCCTAGCTTTTTTCTTTCTAGGATGTAATACATTGGTATCTTTTAACCATGAGTGTATTCCTGGTATCTTTCGCTTTAGCTTGTTAAGAAAAGGTCTAGAGAAAGCACACTCAGTGGGCATCTTAATAAATCCGAAATTGAATAATATTGGCTCTTCGGTAAATATCATCTTACCCTTTATAGTTTTCTTTAATATATTCACAGTGGGTATGATAGCCTTCAATTTTACATATCCCTCGTCTACAAGTTGAGAAGAGATGTCTTTCCATCTCTTCTTTTCTAAGTAGAATATGCAATAAGTGTATTTCTTTCTCTTAGTTTTCATGTTATTTATCTTTTAGTAGGCTTTTAGCTAATTTATGTACCTCTATATAATTAACCGATTTCTTTATGGCACTTGCCATAAATATGTACAGGCATAGGTCTTCAGTGTTTATAGCCATATACCTATTATCATACATGTGGTCTGTTAGAAACGCTTCAGCTAATTCTGAGTCTACTACCAAGAAGAATTCATCTTTCGGCATAGAGTTATACCTCATGATTAATATGGGTACCTTTGAAGTTCTGTCAGCATCTATTTTAGCCTGTTTCCAAAACTTTTCTATTTCACTGCCCTTTGTACCAAGTAGTATATGTTCAAATTTTATATCCTTGTAAGATTTACACTCTACAGATAATTTACAACGATGGGCATGTTTCTGGTCAGTACAAGTGATATCAGCCCCTGCATCCTTATTTGAATGCCATGCTCCACTACCTAACCGGTTCCTTTCAAACTTGAAACCGGTCCATTCGGATAACCATTGAGATACTACCCTTTCAAATCTATTTCCCTTTCTCTTAGAGTTCATAATATATTGTCTTGTTTTTATCTTATAGTACTTTAACAGAACTTATACCCTTATCTTTAATCACTTGTAAAGTCTTTACATTTGACAGAGGCAAGGATTCCTGATGAGTGATTAAAAACAGAGATTTATCCTCATATATAGAGTTTATCAAGGATAATACTAAATCTATATTCTCTGAGTCTAAGCTCTCAAATACTTCATCTAGGAAAGTTATATTTAAACCCTTTGATGAAGTTAGAGATTCATTCATTGCGAATGCCATAGCCACATCACATAATTGTTTTTCTCCTCCGGATAGTTCTCGGTAATCTATTATTTGCCCATCTCTTTCAATAAGGGTTACAAAATCTTTTTTAGTCGATTCTAAGTCTACCTCAAAGGATATTCTAAAACCAAGTATCTCTGAATAACCTTCTAATGTTTTATTTAGAGCCTCCAGACTAGAATCAAATAGGAAGGCCTTTATACCCTTATTAGATAAAGGGTCTGTTAATAACCAATCTAAATTATCTAGGTATGCTTTTTTACTAGATAATACTGCTTCTAATTCTCTAGCCTCTTGTTTTAACTTTAAGTATTTCTTTTTATATTTTGGGGATATTATCTTTAACTTCTCATGTTTAAGATCCTTTATCTCATTATCTACACAAACTATATCCCTGGATAACTCATCACAATATCTCAGGGATTTTTTCAATAGCCTACTTTTATCTTCTAATGAATATATCTTTTCTACTATCTCTTCTTTCTCATTGGTTAATTTTTCGATATCTCTAAAAGCCTTACGTATATCTTTCATTACCTTTATGGCTTTTAATACTTTGCCTTTCTCTAAAAGCTTGATAACTTTATTTATTACTTCTAATAGAGGCATATTAGAAATCATCCTAGCGTCAGCTAGTTTAACTTTTACAACTTCTAATTGTTTTCTTAACCTTTGTAATTTTACTTCTACTAGCTGTACTTTTTCTTCAGAATATTCTTTTTTTGCTTCTATTAGCTTCTTGGTTAGTTCTGTACATTTTAGTTTTAGCTTTCTTTTCTTTTTAATCAGACTATCCTTAAAGCTACTCTCTTTTTCTTTTAAGTCCTTAAAAGCTTCCTTAGTAGAAACATATTCACTATTGATATGGTCTAATTCTAACTTAGACTCTTTAAACTTAGCTTGTAAATCTGATTTTTCCTTAGATACTAAGTTTTTAGCTATGTTTAGAAATCCTAAGTTAAAAACTTCTTCAAAGATTTTCTTCTTATCAGAATTAGATTCATTTATCAATCTCCTCAATCCTTGACCAAACATAATAGAATTTATGAAAACCCTAAAAGACATGCCCAGTTCCTGTTCTAAGAAATTTTGTAGAGATACTTTACCTTTTATGTTTAAAGTCTCAGCATCTTCATATATTACCAATCGGTCTTTACCCTTTACACCATCGTCTAATACGTCAGTATAATTTTGACAACGTATTACCTTGAATACCTTTGAGCCTTTTTGAAAAAACACTTCTACTAAAGTACCCTTATAGTTTTTAGACCTAAGATTTTTCCAAGTATTTACATCTGAAACTTCTTTTGGAGTTTTACCATATAATGCCCACACTAAAGCTGCAAATATAGTACTTTTACCCGAACCATTTGGGGATTTTATTAAGACGGGTTGTTTTTGATTGAGCTCTATGGTTGTATCACCTTCATATGAACAAAAGCCCTTTATTCTTATTCTTAAAAATGTTATCATATATCTTCGGATTGTTTAAGTACCTTTACTAAAAGTGATTCTTTATCTTTATCATTTATGCCACTAGCTTTCAAGTATTTATGGGCTAATTTCTTCTTAGATAGTTGTTTAGTTATCCTATGTTTTACTAAAGCTTCTACATTATTAGATTTAGGTAATACAGTATAATAATTACCATCATCCTTTATTTCCTCTGGAGTTTCTACATCAATAAATCTAGGAAAACCTTTCAAGGGTATAAATTTCATACTCAAATCTGAATACAATTCCCAATACCCCATTTCACAGTTTTTATCAGTTCTTCTTTGTTGGCAAGGAGCACCTACCATATATACCTTTTTACTTAACCTTTGTGGTTTATGAATATGGCCACATAATACTAGGTCAAACTTTTTCAGTATGTTTATGTTTAGGTTCTCTACCGAATCTACTGGACGATTATCGGTATCTTTTGCTCCAGGATAATCAGTATGAAGCATCAATACGTTCTTATACTTATCCCTTAACTTCAAACTCTTTAAATATTCTGTTAAACCTACATTATGGTCTATATAAGGCACTCCATACACTAAACAATCATCCCCTAAAAAAATAGGAGGTTTCTCAGGAGAGAGTACCTTTATATTAGAATTATTTCCAGTATACCTTTCATATAAATCTATAAGACCTCTATGAAGATTTGAAAAATCCTTTGGGTCCTTAGGATTTAACCTATTAGCATGCTTTAAGTCATGATTGCCGTTTATGCAATACATTGTAAAGCTAGGGCGTTTTAAATATATTTCGTGTAACCAATCCTTCATCATCAAGGCTAAGTCAGAATCTAGGTTTTCTGGTTTATGGAATAGGTCTCCACAAAACAAAGCTGGTACCCTTAATTTAGTACATACTTCAGAAACTATTGAGAGGACCTTAAAACCTTTCAAGGTCCTCTCGTTGTTATCGTTATACTTAGCCCACATATTTAAATGAAGGTCCGAAAACACTATAGCTATAACTCTAGATTTTTCCATCTATAAACCTTTCTATTAGTTTTTCTCTAATTTCTTTTACACTTTCACGTATAACTAGTACATTTACTTTCCCATAAGGTGAGTCTATAATACCTCTTTTAGCTCCATACTTTAGAGAGGTTGGTACAGAGAAAATATTTTTACCCTTTAAACTAAATATATCTTCTGTATACCTTATACCCCAAAGATCTAATACCATATTCATAATACGGGCTATCTCCATCTGAAAATAATTGTTAGTTATCCGTTTATTATTGTTTTCAGTTACCCATTCTTGTATCATGTTTGGTGTAAAATCCAACAGTATCAAGTGAGTACAATGGTTTGCACTTAATAACTTACTAAGTGCAAGGAAGTGTTCTACTTCGCACTTTGCAATAACTTCGGCCTGTTTGTATATAAAGTAAGCAGCCGAATCTAAAAAACTACGGTCACAAACAAAATTCTTACCCGAGGCAATTTGATTGCTAAATTTCTTCTTTCTCAGATTTAATATCTGATAATCTTCCATTTGCAGAGTCATAGAGTCTCTATTCAACATATCTTTATGGGACATTTCTCTAGTAGACTCTACTAAATCAGAAACTGAGCCAGATATAAAGGGTATATCAACGGATTGACTTGAATATAATTCCTCTACGCCTTTTGCCAAAGTAGTTTTACCTATTCCCGAAGGCCCAGCAAACATAATCAATTTTTTATTTTCCTTGTTCATAAGTCCTGTTGTATTGATTGTTAAACTCATTTAGAAAAGCATCTTCTACAAAAGAATATAGTTGATAAAGCTTTGCTTTCTTTTGGATTACCTTTAGTCTTACACCTTTTTGAGATTCAACTAAGGGTAGTTTCCCAGGTTTATAGTTATTACAGAACCATTTAAGGTCTATTAATTGTCTATTTCTACTCCATACTTCTTTCATCTTTGAGTGGCCTTCATCATCAGGTAAACATTCATCCTGATTTAGGTAATTTTCAATTGAGCCATATTTATCCAAGAAAAGCTTAGCTTTCTTTTCACCTATACCCTTATAACCAGGTATATCATCGGAGGTATCTCCAACTAAACTTAAGAAATCAACCGTTTCACTAGCCCTATAACCATATATGGTTTGGCAATTACTTTCGTATATCAATTGGTCTTTCCTAGGATTATATATCTTTATAGATTGGCCCCTTAGTAACTGATTAAAATCCTTATCTGCTGTTATTATAGTTATCTTTTGTTTTCGAGGTAGTTCTTTTAAAACCAACCAAGCAATAAAGTCATCTCCCTCAAAATTACATTTCTTCTTACGGTCATAGATGTATTTGATATTAAAGGCTTTTAGTAACCTCATTATCTCTCTCTTTTGATTACTTAGAGATTCATAATCTATATCTATTCTTTTCCGATGCTCTTTATATGAAGGCAATATATTATCTCGATATTTAGAGTGACCGTTATCAAATACTATGTATACATCATCTGGCTGAAATCTATACAGATAGGTTCTTAGTGATTTAAAAAACCCAAATATAGCTCCAGTCGGACAACCGTGTGAACTTAAGTTTTTAAACTTATGAAAAGACTGGTGGAGGAGACCCTCTCCATCCACCAGTAAGTAATGTTTTCTATTCATCTGTTTCATCATCTTCTATATCTCCTCCAACTCCCTCTACGGGATATAAATTTTCATTTAATGATTCTAGTAACTTTTTAGTACTACCAAGAGTATTTATTCCTGCTTTCTTTATTAACTTTCTACGAAGCTCGTCATTCTCTGCCAAAAGATGGGTAAATTTTTCAGCTCCTCTGCATAAAGTTTTACCCTTGAAAGTGAATACACCTGCCTTGCTTTTTTCTACAATCTCTTCCTCTATTAGAATTTCATCCAGGAAGTGTAAACGGTCTATACCAACATCTACATACTTTTTATTATTGTAAATGGGAGTACCTTTCATAGTAGGCCCAGGAGGAGCAACTTTATTCTTTTTAGTACGTATTGAAGTTACTCTGCCAATCTTTCTTTCTTTACCCTTAATCTTCTTAGTGATTTGTTTACCTCCATACATACCTATACGAATGTGAGCATAGAAAGCTAAAGCTTTTCCTCCGGGCGTTGTATCCGGGTCTTCAAACATACCAGCTTTCAGGTTCTTACGTAATTGGTTTATATATACCTGAGTAATTCCTAGAGAATATAACATTTCATTTCTAATCCTAAAATATTTATATATGGCCTTTGCCCTATTACCCATATCAGCTGAAGCTTGGTCCATTTCTGAGTTTATGTTATTATCGGTATCTAAAGCAGAGATAGAATCCAATACCAATAATATAGGCTCATTGTGAGTAAGTTGGGATCTCCAATATAGAGCCTGCATTGCTATCCAATCAGAGATTTTTTCTATAGATGTGTCTCTATATACTACTATCTTTGATAGATCTAAGCCATTCGCTTCTGCCCATCCATTGGTAAACGATTGTTCTGCATCTACCCATAGTACTACTCCTCCCAGATATTGAGCACAGTATGCAAAATCATATGCCAATAGAGTTTTACCACTACTCTCTTCTCCGAACAGTTCTAGTATTTTTCCGAAAGGTATACCTCCTCCTAATACTTTATTTAAAGCTATAGACCTAGAAGGAAGCCAAGGCATCTTATCTTCATCTATTTGAGAAGGTATATATTGTCCAGGAAATTTCTTCTGAATATCCCTTAAACTGGGTACTTTAATTTTCTTTCTTGCCATAAGGATTTTTATTTTCATTAAAAAGGAGCAACTAAATAGCTGCTCCTTGAGTTATACAGTAAGTATTTAAAAGCAGCGGTTTAAATATCGCCGTTTTTACTCTTCTTCTTCTTCTTTTTATCCTTGTCTAGACTTTTTTTCTTTTTCTTAGGCATCTCATCGTCTTCATCGTCATCGTCTGCCCTGGTATTCAGGAATTTATCCAATTCATCTTCTAGCTCATCATAACTTTTAATTTGAGCTTTTACCATACTTTCTAAATCTACGGGCTTTAACAGTGACTTATCTAGCTTAGTAGGTTTGCATTGTCTAACTGAATAACTAGTATCAAATTGCCCAGTACCTGTTCTTTCAATCTTGATATCATACCCAGTCTTAGGATCAGTCATATCTCCTGCTTCATCTTCATCTAGATAAAGTTCAATAATATCCTGATATACAGAACTGGGTATTAGTACCAATCTAGGTTTATTGTCATAGTCAAGTTCTTTACCCTTATCATCTTTATATACTAGGGCAGGGATAGCAAATCTTCTAGAGGGTACCAGTTTCTTTGCTAGCCTCTTATCATCTTCGTCTTTTGAGTTTTTCAACTCATCATATTTTTCCATGAAAGGGCATGCTTCACCAAAAGTAGCCGGGGAATATATTGAATGATCCCCAAGATAAAATCTTATGATCTCTACACCGAACTCTTCATTAGCTCCTGCACTTACTATGCGAATACGAGTAGTTCCATTTTTCGGGAAAACAAAACCATTACCAGTTCCTTTCTCGGCTAGCTTCTTTTTTCTAGCCATTAATTTTTCTCTTACTGAAGTACCTTCCGTAGATAGTTTCTTCTTTTTCATTTCCTTTACCATATCTTATGTTATTTATTAAGTTCTGTAAATATGATTTCAGTTAGAGATAATACCGAGAATTCATTCTCTTCGGCATTAAATAAGTCATTATCTAGTTCTTCGAATATTTTGGGATCAAAATCTATCTTTTTACCGGCATATAAGCCATAAGTTACTATGGTACCGGTATTAATAATACCCTTGTATGATTTATACTCTTCAGAGATCTCACCTTTTAATATAACTACTCCCTTATTTGGAATATTCTCCTTGGAAGTATTTTGAGGTAGCAAGATATTTCCAACTTTAACCTCCTGATTCTTGGGGCTTACTATCAATACCCTATTTTCAGTAGGAAAGCCTCCATTAGAAGCTATAGCAAATGCTATTTTTTCTGAAGCTTCTTTTGTTATAAACTTTAATGGTACGTACATATATTTAATGTATTAATGTTAAACTTTCATATTTCTATAGTTTTCTTACTGTCTTCTTAGATTGGCAGATAAAGTCCTCATTATGTTCTCCTTAGACTCATAAGCCTTACATATAGCTATAAATTTTGCTGCTTTCTCTACCGACTTGAGATACCTATTGTACAGAGAAACATACTTGTTGTTTGTATTAGCTTTATTTGAAACATAGTCATTATTCCAAGATGGGTTGCTATCTTTATAGTATACCCAAGCTTTGCTGTAGGCTTCATCCTTTTGCCTTGCTAGAGTGTCCCTTTTCCTTATATACTTGTCTCTAAGGTTACATAATATATAATAACTTGAAGGTACTTCTCTCAGCTGAGAATCTAATTTATTAGGGTTTATAGATAACTCTTTTTGAATATCTATCTTTATCTTCTTACCCTGATACCTTACTACTAAAGAATTTAAACTAACTTCCATATTATCTAAGCTCCATAGTATCCATGTTATCTCTATCCTGTAAACCTCCGTTTATTTTACTTTTTTGAGAATCATCATGCCTAACATATTGTTCACATTCAGGGCATTTAACAAATAAGGGTACCGAATCATTTAAAACTCCAAGTATCTCATATTTATCATACTCGAATTGGCAACCACAGCTTGGGCAATTAGCTACCCATTTATGTATAAGGATGTGTGAGCCGTGTACTAATACCTTTTTCATAATCTATTTTTTATTATAATAATCAAAGTCTTTTTTAAATAGTTTAGGGAAGTCCTTTATCTGTACATGTTTGTATTTCTTATGCTCTAACATATATTCTTCAACAGAAAAATCAGGCTCTAGCATTTTATTATAATCATAACCAGGGATAAAGGGCAATTCTTCAGCCATAGACCTACCGATACCAAAATCCATAGACATATCTACATCATCTATACTGAAACCAAAATACTTTTTAGTTTTTGGGTTTCTAAATATATCCCACATTTGATATACAGTCCATACATTTATGGTACCTGGGTCAACATTAAAATAATTGGCATCATGTACCAAACATACAGAATCCATCTTAGGAAATTTACCTTGGTGCATTAGCCAATATAATAATACCGAACCAAATAAACATAAATCGGATGCACTACTCTGACAAGGCATATTTATGCTTAGCCTTACAGCATAAGCAGCTTCAGAACGGTCATCTGAATATACTTGAGGTAATCTACGTCTTCTACCAAACAAGGAAGTTATATAGCCGTGTTTCCTTAATAGCCTTTCTTGTTTAGCCATGAATTTTTTTATCTTTGGGTGATCCTCAAAAAACTCATCCAACTGTTGTTGGGCTTCTTCGGGTGTAACAATCAAGCCCTCTTTTACATCGGATAGTTTCTGAGATAAAAGCTTTGCTTGAATACCATATATGATACCAAAGGCAATCTGTTTTGCTTGTTTTCTACGATTCTTCCATAACTTGTGTTCAGGATGATCTTCATCTTCGTAAATAGCTAGAGCTTCTTTATAAGGTACTCCATATTTCTTTGCAGCAATAGCTAAGTGAGGATCTTCGTTATTTGCAAAAGCTCTCAAATAAGTTTCATCTCCGGATAAATGAGCCATTATCCTTAACTCAGCTTGACTAAAGTCCATAGCCATATATAAGGTTCCTGGCCTAGCTATAAGTTGTTTCTTTATGTTTGGGTCTACGGATGTTTTTGGTATCTGTTGCATATTAGGCTCAGATGAACTTAACCTACCGCTAGTAGTACCAACAATATTAAACCTACCATGTAAGCAACTATCATCCTGAACTTTCTCTGACCAACCTAATATGTAGGTCTTATACATTTTTTCTAAGCCCCTTAATTCTAGTAAAGAATCTAAGAATATAGCTTTTGGTGATTTTGGGTTTTTTATTTTCATACGCAACTCAACTAAAGATTCTTCATCAGTAGAGTCCTTACCTGAGTCTGTTTGTTTTATAGGTGTGAAGTTAAAACCTTCTTCACTGAATAGTAATTTTGGTAGATCAACGGGACTGCCCAGGTTTATATCTCGATTTAGTTCTTTTTCCTTTTTAGTAGAGAATATTCCTGCTCTTATATTGGTTATTTTCGCTTCCCTAGTAGCTATTTTTCTTGAGTCCTTAGGATCATTGTAGTCTAACTCCTCTAATTCTTTTTCAATGTTTTTTATGTAGTTATCTATCTTCTGTTTATTATACCAAGTCTGAAACCTTTTTACTACTGGTAAGTTTAAACAAGTATTTTTAGCCTGTTCTATTTTTGGACCGTATTCTCTAAGGAGTTTTTGATTAAACTCCCTATCTAGGTATAACCCATTAAATTCTACAGTTTGTAGTACTCTGCTAGCGGGCATAATAAGATTACGGTATAAATCATACATATTAATATCTAACAGCTTCTTTTCAAAAAATATCATGAGCCTATATGTATAATCTGTATCTTGACAGCCATATCTACAAAGTTCTTTTAGAGGCTTTTTATCCCAAGGTAATCTATCAAAGCCTTTATCTGATTCATAACCAGCAGCCTCAGGTATATACCTTTTAACCATCTCCTTTAGATCATTAGGCCTCTCTTCATTTAGTAGATACTTAGCAAGCATACCATCTAACAGAGTACCTCTATAGAACAAGCCATATTTTTGAAATATAGCGAAGTCAAACTTGGCATTCCAAGCTATCTTTACTACTGACCTATTTTCTATAACCTTCCTACTGAATTTTTTTAAAGCCCTTTTCCAGGACCATCCCTTATCTGTATAGGCTTTAGTTTCTGAGTGACTCAAGGGTATAGAACAACCAAAACCAGGCATACAGGTTACGGATAATATAGTAGGCCTGAAGTCCTCGTTATGTATTGGTACAGCATTAGTTTCGAAGTCTACACATGCTACTCCAGTTTTAATACATAAGTCTATTAATCTGTCTAGTTCTGTATAGTTCTTTATTATCTTATATCTTGTTCTCATATCGGGGTATAAATTATAAAAGGCAACTACCCATAAGTATTACTACTTAAGATAGTTGCCCATCACACTTAACTCAATTAAATAAGATCATCTACCGAGGTTTTCAATAAATGCCAGTCTTTCTTATAGCAATGCAAGGAATCTATAGTATGAATAAGGTGTCCAGGTTTAACACCAACTCTATCAGCTACATATTCCATTGTTCTCCAGGCCAAGTATACATCATTACCGAAGTGACATACAAAATCTGAACTTCTCTGATGATAGGTAATGTTTAATTTACCTTCTCTGATGAAAAACCCGTAATACATTGAACAGGGTATTCTTCGGCTACCATCATAATAATCACAGTCCTGATCTGTAAAAATTGGTAAAACTGCTTTCCTAGTATCTGGGTCAAACTTCAACAATTTAATTAAAGCCTCTATAGTAGGAATATACGATTTCCTTTCTACATCATATCTTTCGTTCTCATCAAATACGGGATTTATCACAGAACTGTTTATCCTACCTGAGTAAGTATAATCAAAGTAATAAGGCTCTATCATATCCGGAGTAGGTTCGTCATCTTCTACCAAAAATTGTTGCCATACTTCTTTTCTCAATTCCCAAGCTTTTCCAGGATTTATACATTCACCAGATAGCCTTTCTTTAAGTTCAGCATCTGCCCATTCTTTAGCCTTCGTGAAGATAAATAGGAATTCAGGGTCATTTAGACTTGTCAAGCAATATTGCTTACAGAACTCCTCTTTGGTGATAAAGTTCTCATCACCCTCGATAACCTTATTCTGATAAGTCTTGGGTTTTACTTCATGGCCCATCTCCCATAAGTCTCTGCCCATTTCTGACATCAATTCTCTTGAACTACTGTAGATTCGCATATTTTAAATTTTTAATGTTGTTATAAATTCTTATTGAACATCTTTCACTTGTTTGGCTTTGGATAAGTATTTTTTCTTATATTTCTTCCTTTGAGAATAGGTTATATAATCCTCAGGGTATTCTATATCATCCTCTTCTATGATTAGATTCTTTGCCAATAGGGGAGTATAGGTATATAAGTCTGGCCTTAATACTTTGAAAGCTCTTAGGAATACCTTATAGCTTGAGAAATCTTTTTCAGTGCCTTTCAAGAATTTTTCGTTTACTTCCATAACCCTCTTAATCCAGGGGTTATTTGGGTCAAGGCCTTTGATTACTTTCTTCAATTTCTTATGAGCTCCATACATCAACAAAGTTTCAAGATTGCCAAACATTTGAGTAGCAAACAAGTTTATCTGTACCGTTTGATTTACTCCATATACATATTCAGCCATTCTTTGAATAAGCAAGAAGTCAAAAATCAACCTCTTAGTGATCTCTGAAGCTCGGATTACCATAGTTATTACTGGCACATCTTCCTGAAATCTCTTTGAGAAGGTAGCAGACAATAAACATTGCTTACCATTATTATGGGAGTTGTTGAATATATAGCTTATGTTGTAGTTTTGATTATAGGTAGCCTTCCTTACCTTTACTTGAGACTTTACCAAGTCAAGCTGATTGAAGTCTAGATAGTTGTTAAGTAAGCTTGTCCACTTAGCCTCCTTGTAATTGAAATGCCTACCATAATCAAATTCTGGGTCTATCCAAGCTTTACGTATCTTTACGAATACATTATATGATACTGCTACTCCTGCATTAGCCACTGCCCCTCTCTCAAAGAGGATTGGGTCCAACCTAATGAAAGCCTCATTGAGTTTTTCCCAAGCCTCCTGAGATGTAGCGAATTCTAAGGCATGTACAGTTTCATCTCCCGAGTGCATCTTATCAGTTATACCCGGAATTGCTTTATTGAATCCTGACATATTTAATAGCCGCTAGTTTGTCTAAAAATGTTTACTCTATGTTTCTTATAGAAAAGGTTATATAAGGACTCTGCAGTAAATCCTACAGCTGCCAGATAACCCATATATTTTATAAAGCCCAATACTATTTGTTCATCATACCTTGTGATATCGGTCAATTCCTGGGTTTGCTTCCAAGGTTTATTCTTTAAGAAATTCCTTGCAACATTTATGTGATAGGTTACTGACCAAAGCATGTGATCTTCTAGGCTGTGTGATTTTGAACATATCTTTGTAAAGGCAGGTATGTAGCCTCTCACATGATTTACATCCTTCTCATGATCTTCTAAGTCATCATCTGATAGCAAGGGGAATAGGTTTTCAACCTCCATGAGATAACCTTCTCTGTGATGTAGACTTAGTCCCAAAGACATGATAGAGTTTAGGTCTTTATATTTGTTAGTTCCTTTTGCAAATCTATCATTACAATAGTCATAGATATCCTGTATATCTACGTTTGCATAGAGGAACAGACTTACATAGAAAGCTACAGCATCTGCCTGTTCTTCGTTTGAATTCTGCAGATGATTCAGCAGCATCTCAAAATCAGAATCAGCCATTGAATGTATATTGTAGCCATATTTTTCAGCTAAGTTCAAAGCAGCAGAGGTAGATTCATAACCTTCAGCAGTTTCTTCTACAACTCTAGCTGAGAAATCTTTTAGTACCTGTTGGCCTTTATATGAGTGCATATCTATTGGGTACATGGGCAGATCTTTTTCTATCTTACCTATGTAGCCTGATAGTAATTTCTTTTGTAGTTCCCAGATTCCCTCTAGATATTTACCATCTTGAATAATAGGGGCTTCTTCTTTTATGTTTCTTACGTCCATGAGTTATTTCTTTTTGTTGTTGCCTGAGCCCATTCCCTTTTCACCTCTGGTGCCCCAGGTTTCAGCTTCTTCCTTATATTCTTCGTTAGAGATCTCTTCTACCTGAGATAGGTATACCGGAGTGTGGATGAATTGTACTACCGCTTCTCCAGCCGTGATTACCTGTTGACGGCTAGTTGTGTTGTAGATGCCCAAGTGATATTCTCCATTATATGGTGAATCACAGATCTCAGCAGTGAATATCAATCCTTGTTTGGTAGAACGTCCTGACTTATTAGCTGCCATCATCATTGAAGCTTCTGGTTCTAGCAGTACCTTGATACCTGATGGTATGATAATCCTTGTCCTGGGTCCGATAATCAGTTGATGGACCTTTTCATCGTTGATGATACATGAAAAGTTACCTACTCCTGCAAAGTTTTGACTATAGCATACATCCTCTACCTTAGAGTTTGCATTGATAAGGTCACTGATGGTTAGGTCTGTTGGCATATAAAAATCTAAGCCTGCATCACCGGGGTTGTTACGTGAGGGTAATTCTACCTCTCTTACTCTTGTACATCTAATTCTTTCCATTTGTAAAGTTGTTTATTTGTGTTATTAAATCTTGTAGGGTCATGCCTTGTTTTCTGGCAAATACCTTACTTATACCTTGATTTTGTAATTCCTGGTCTAACTTATTTAGTACTCGATGTATATCCTCTTTCCTACCGAGTTTTGAAGAAATATCATCCTGAAGATAAATTCCTTCTTCTGGATTGTTCATCCATATACGTACATAGTACCAAAAGCAATTAAGTAGATTTTTCATCTTAGAGTTCTGTATATTTGTCGTATATCTGCAGAGGGTACTTCAAATTTAAGGGAGGCTTTCTTTACTATTTCTCTCCTTTTTAAACCTGAACGTTTTAGTTTCCTCATAAATTTCTTTATACCGTCTACGTCTTCTAAGACGTCAAGATCTTTATAATGTTTCTTAGCTTCCAGTTCTTTTCGGGTTTTACCTAAGACTTGGGCCATCCTGAAAGCACATAGCTCAGAGTCTCCGCATTGTTTGCATTCTTTAGTACTTAAGTCATATCCTTTTCCAAAGCATGGGTCCATTTTAGAACCTATTGATTGGAAGTCTACCTCTAATGGTGAGAGAGGGTCATGATTCTTTAAGTCAATCTTTTTCTGTTTACCTTTAGCCATTTGTATTTTTGTTTATGTTACATATGAATAGTTTACTTTCTATTTGAGTGTTAGAGATAAAGTATATTGCTTAAGCCTTAGTGCCTTATTGCCCTTTAAGCAATATACTTTATCTCCTACGAAGAAAAGTATATACTTCTAGTAGTTTATATTGCCTTCTTAGAAAGGTAATGAATCATCTTCATTAGGATAATGTTTTTGATACTTATTCCAAAGCTTACTCATATCTATTACTTTTAGTTTCTCTTCTTTATAATATCTAGATCTTCTTTTTGAATGCCTACTTAAATAATTACCCTTATATTGAATATCATCTAGGTATGCCCTATCCTTACCTTTAAAAGTACGAACCAATCTACCTAGGAATTGTATAGATTTTTCTTGAGAGTTCATACCAGCAGCATTTATCATATACCTTAGTTTAGGGAAGTTCTTACCTCTAGCGATTATTGTAGTTGATACAAGGATATCTATTTCACCAGACCTAAATTGTTTCATTATTTCTCTACGAGCACGTTCAGGTGTATTAACATGAACGTATGCTATATTTAAATTACCCTCTAGTACTGCTTTTATATATTTATATATATTTTCACAGTGTGCAATATGCTTGCATACTATGAGAGCCGGTAACCTGCCATATTTTAAATTAAACTTTAACCTACTGTGAATTAATTCACAACAGTAATAGCTTTTAGTTATAACCTTATCATAAATTTCTTTATAGGAGCCTTCTGTAGAGTTTACATAATCCTTATACCAAGGCTCAGTATCAATTAACTTTACTATAGTCTTGGTTGAGTAACCTGCTTTTATGGATTCAGCTAGTCTAAACTCATACATACGTTGACCAAAGAAAGATTCTAGATTCATGTTTTTCAATAAATCCTTCTTTAACTTAGACATATAAATTGTACCTGACAAACCTAATCGTACTCTAGTATTATATAGATGGGTTAGAACTGATTGATACATCTTACTACCAGCTAAGTCAGCTTCATCTACTAATACCATATCTATCATGGATAATTCTTTCTGATAGGTTTTTATATTCCTTGCCAAAGATTGAACCATAGCTATGTTAAACCCCGTCCAATTATTCACCTTACTGCCCCTGATAAAGGTCACCTTTTCATTGGGTACATATTCCTTAAATTCTTCTTTTGATTGATTAAACCAATCTGAGTCATTGGTTATAAGTAGAGTTTTAAGTTTCTTACCGAATGAATAATATAGGGCAGACATTAATAATGATTTACCAAAGTTCACAGTTGCATCTATAACACCAACCTGAAAAGGCATTCCAGCTACCTTATATTTAATGATAGAGGTTAAAGCTTCTACTTGTTCTGGCCTAAGTTTAAAATTACCCATTTTAGTTATTGGTTTTCTAGGTATTTCTATATTTCTTCGTTGGTCTATCACCTTTACTTTAAGGCCATACTCTTCTGTTAGTATTTGATATACCCTTGGCAATAGTCCTATTTTAAATCGGCCATATTTACTTAGGAAATGTACCTTACCATCCCAGTTCTTTATACTTCTACGAAGATAAAAAGCTTGTGGGTGTCTTATGGATAATTGTTCATACAACTTAACTCCATACTTTTGAGGTATATCTAATTCTACCTCATTACAGTTTTTAATTATTAATCTAGTCATCTTCCTTAATTTTATCCCATAGTGAACCATGTATCTTTGGTTCACCATCGGTTTTGTTATTTTTAAACTTAAATTTAGCATAGTAGCTATTAGCTTTATCACCCAATAATTTGTCGGGTTCAGGTATACCATTACACCAAGCTAAGCCTTCAAATTGAGCATCTATCCATTCTTCTGGTTCTATATGATTATTTAAACAAAATTCCCTAGCCCTTGTAAAATAAACATAGGTTTCAGGTTGATTGTTATAATTAACTTTAAAGCCTACCCTATCAGCTATTACTTTACAATAGTAATCATGAATAACCGCTGTTTCAAGTGGACTGGAATCATGGTTAATTTCCTCGATAGCCTGAAAAGAATCACTGATATTTTGAGCCATAGAGATTAACCGGTTTAGGTAGTTCCGGTTATTACCCTGCATTCTACTAAAACCCATCTTAATATACTTGATATAACCAGCCCTTAAATCTAGGTTAAAGTCGGTACAAAAAGTATTACAAACCTCGGCTAATTTTTTACATAAAGGCCACTGACGATTGTTCTCATCTATTTTCTTTACGCCTCTATGTTTAAGTTGTATCTGAACTGAATAGAGTATATCTGCTGCTAAATTAGCATCTCCGTTACTAGCTAGAGTTATATTATTTGCTCGCTTATTACTTTTAACAGTATTGGTAAAAATGTTTCTAGAATCTACGCTACAGGCTCTAGCTTTTATAAAAAATTCTTCTACTGGAAACTTATGTATCTCTAAATCATTTAGTATGTTTATAAAAGAACTTTTTAGCAAATGAATTGAAGGATCTCTTTTCATCTATATGTTTTAAGTTAATGAGTTACGTAATGAAATTAAATCAGTATAGGTTTGGTATCTTGTAGCCCATACATAACTTAGGGTTTTATTTTTGCCTAAGTCGTTAACATCTTTACCCTCTGGCAAAAAGACAACCTTTACCTTTTTATAGTTTACTAGTTTTAAAGCTAAGTTAATGGCATAAGCTTTAGCATCTGGGTCAAGCAATATTATTATATGTTCTACGGGTGACTTAATCATTTGATTCACTTGATAAGCAGATACTGATTTACCCATAGTAGCTATACCCTGTTCACCCATAGTTAAAGCATTCAAGGCACCTTCACATAAGTATATGGTCCTGTACATAGATAAGGCATCAAAGTTATAAATTAGAAACTCTTTACCTAATCCAGTATTATCTTTGTTAGGATTATTATACCTAGGACCAGAACCTAATACATTTCGAGCATTATAATATCTTAATTCTGAGTTATAATAAAAGGGTATTATGAGGTAACCGAATAAATTACCGTCATTGCAATAACCTATTCCGAGCCTAGAAAGATGATCTATATCAAAGCCTCTTTTAACCATATAACCTCTCATAGACTTAGCTAATTGTGAAGTGCCAAACTTTATATTCTGAAAGCCTTCTGGCAAAGTTACTTCTTTACGTTCAGGCAATTCTATCTTTTCTTCGTGAAATTCTAATTCATTATAATCTCCATTGTTTAGTAGAGAAGTTAACTCTGACCAAGTGTCTAAGTTTTCTACATCCATAACTAATTGAGCAGGAGAAGGATGTTCTCCACACCTAAAACAGTTAGTCCTATATAGGGATAGGTTTATGCCTAATTTCTCAGACCTACCGCAATAGGGGCACACAGGAACTCTAAGCCACCCATGTTTATATTGAAAAGCTCCCAAGCGTTTAGTAAAATAGGTATACAACTGGGATTTAAATTTTGAGGTTATTTTTCCCATAGCAGTTTAGTATTATGTTTATCTTTGTTTTGTACTATTTTTATAGACCGGTTTATAACCCTCTTTAACCGTATTAAATCGGTTAGGGTGAAAGGCCCAACCAAAGTATTACCTTCAGCTGCCTCTATATTTAACTTTACGGCCCATTCTCTAGCCTCGAAGTTTTTACAACCAAGAGGAAAATGTTTAATCATTCTAGCTTCACTACCAACAATCTTAAACCTTTTGTGAAATCTGAGATTATAAGTATGTTTCATATCAAATATCTCCTGTAGTATGTTTACGTTTTTCTGGGTCAGCATCAGGGTTTTTATTAGAGCCCTTTGATATAGCTTGGTCTAGTTTTTCACCATATATCTTATCATAAGCTTTACGCTCTTCTATAGTAAACTCTTTAGCTTTTTGTTTATCTACATCTACTTTAAACAAGCATCTACCGGAGGGTTGACCGTCTCGTTGTACCACTAATTCTAATCTTTGTATACCTTCCTTATCCTCCTGTTCTGTAGCATTCAGACCATATACCATTTGAACATGCCTAATGATACCTATACAACCGGCTATATCATTTTCATCATATCTAGTAGACCGGTGTTTCTTACCCTCTCTAGTAATATGATTAGCAGTCCATACCACATCCAGGTCTTCAGACTCAGCCATATTTTGAATATCTATGTATACATTTGATATTCGTTCGGTATCCTCTTTATCTCGTTGAATAGAAGCTAACTTTGCAGCATAGTCTATCATTACTACATCTATCTTTATACCAGATTGTTTAAGCTTCCTAATTAACCCAGTTATGTAATTACAATCGGTTATCATAGCAGGTACTCTTTCTACTACCATTTCTACTCCAAAGCGTTGTAACTTACGTAAATGTTTAGCTTCTAGACCGTCAAACTCCCCTGAATATACTTCTTTCTTAGTTTTACCTATTGAAGCTTGAATAACACGGTCCATGATTTGGTCCTTACCATTTTCAGTATCTATATATAATACTGATTTTTTCATACGTAAATAACCAAGAGCTAAGTTCACTAAGAAAAATGTTTTTCGAGCCTTAGGTTTATCAAGAAGTACTCCCACTGAATGGGCGGGGAACCCTCCGGCATTAGTGAGCCTATTCATTTGCCTATAAGGAGAGGGTATTATTGCAGGAGAAGCTTGCCTTTTAAATTGTCTTTCTACTACTCCCCGTATTAGAAATAAGGGTTCATCATCTTTTTTTGGCTTAGATTTTTGCAAAATCTTATCCATCTTCTTATTATATTCTTCATACTGATTGAAATCATTTAGGTCAAACGACTCATTTAGATTTCTCATTTCTACATAAGTAGTAAACTGATAAACCTTCTCTTGTATGAAGTCCCTATCCTTTAAGGGTATTTCGTATAAATTATCTATTAAATTGTGTACTGTGGGTATATCATCTTTAGTTATTAAATCCACGTATTCTTTACTCTCGAGCAGTTCTTTGATAACCTCTTTTAAAACACTCTTAGAAGGTATCTTATTGCATCTCTTGTAGTATTTAATTATACCTTCAGCAATAATTGAATGCTCTATCAGAGTTAAGTAACTAGACTTAATTCTTTTTAACACTAATCCACCCTCTTTATCTTGAATAATAAACCTTAGAATTTCTAGTTGAAATTCAGGGTCAAAAGTAAATTTGTACTGATTCTTTCTCATTTTATAAACTTGTTTCTAATATATAGATTATACTAGTTCCGTACGGTTAATGAAGGTAACTTTTGTAGCTTCCTCATACCTATCCTCAGTTGTTAGTATAACCCAATAACTTTTAATTTGCATATATGAAATATTATTATTAATTTTGCACTATAACAATTTAAATAAAAATAAGCTTATGGAAACTAGAAGTGAAATCAGTAGTGGAAGTGAAATCCACAGACTGAAGGTAATGCAGGAAAACTATGATGAAAAACTTTTCCTGAAGTTATATAAGTTAGTAAAACCTGTAATTCGAAATTTGGTTAGAAGCATAGACTCAAGAAGATTTAATATCTCTTCTGATATTATAACTTCTCAGTTCTACGATAAAATGTTATATGTCTTCAACAAGTACTATGGTAAAGTTGATGAAGAACATTTAAAGGCTAACATCTTTAGAGCTTTAGCTACCTATAAGAATCACTTACTAAAATATGCCTATAATGATAGGGCCGAATTTAACCAGAGTCTTAAATCTTTCGAAGATTTATTTGATAATGATAAAGGAGATATCGAGGATGATGGAACAGAGGCTCTTGCTAAAGAGGAAATGTTAACCATGGTGAATAATTATATGAGGGATAAGTTATCTCCTGATGCTCTATTAGTTTGGGAATGTATAACTACTCCTCCACCTTATATAGAAAATAATGCTAAGTTTGGTAAAATAACTAACACTTTATTAGTAGAGTTTTTTGATTTACCCAGGAATAGAAACTCTGTAAGATTTATCGGAGAATTAAAAGAAGATATAGATTACTGGGTAAATAGAGCCAGAGAGGAATTACACTATGTTTAGTCACAAAAAGGGCAGACCTTAGGCCTGCCCTCCCTACAAAACAAAAATTACATTAAACAAATGTACCAAACATGATTACTTAGAAGTTATTCTCTTTATATATCTTAGAGTTATAGCTGGAGGTAGTTTAGATAATATTAAAGAATCCTTAGTAGCCTTTGCTACAGGGTTATTTAAATCAGTAGTATTAGGCCCTGATAATACAGATCCATCCCTTATCCCTGTTAGGGGATGATACTCAAAATCTACTGAGTTTCCGAAGTTACCATTATCTCCACAACGATTGTCAAAATTACAAATATCTGGAGTCCATACATCCTTAGCATTATCTCCATGGCCATGTAGAAGACCTATACCATGTACATGCTTAGGTAACTCTACTCCTCTAATAGTTATTTGATACCTATCCTCCGGCCTACTAACATCATAAGTATCTCCGATGTTTTTTAGGATAGTTTGTTCTCCTGTAGCAGTAGTATTTAGTTGAATACCTCCTACATTATAGCCTATAACTATCCTGCCAGCAGCACGGTCATATACACTCCAGCCTTTGGGTATATCTACTCCATCGTATAAAATGATACTTCCAGGAGGTAAAGCTACAGCCTCAATTTGTTTCTGAATATCTCTCTCCCTTTGGTCTAAGAGCCAATTTAAATACTGAGGCAAGGAATTGAAATTTAATCTAGCTCTAGTTTTAGGGTCAGTAGCTTGTTCTATATATGAGTAGTCTAAGAAAGCTTCCATTCGCTTAAGTGATTCCTTGAAATAGGAATGTATAGCTGAGTTGTAGTTTATGGGTGTTGGGAACTTACCTCCATAAGGTACAATAGCAAACTTCTCTACTTTACCGTTTTCTGGATCTAGATTAGTACCGTCTCCGTATATACCTATTAGTACCATAGTCTTTTGATTACTCTGGTAGGTAGAACAAGCAGCTTCTACTTTATTCATTAGATAATCATAAGACATCTTATCTGATAAAGTTGGGTCATACTTGTCAGAGATACTCTGTTTACGAATACTGTGTTGTATTGGATAATATATATCCAAAGACTCTTTGTAAAGATTAAAGAAGTCGAAGTTAGACTCATTCCAAAAAGCCCTGAAAGATACTAAGTTCTGAACAGGTTCTGAAACATGTTTATGTTCAGCGAATAAAAGTACTTGATTGTGGGATCCCTTACTACCCTCAATGGGTATGTTGTTTATAGAAGCTTCTCCTGAACGGAATAAGATACCATCCTTAGCTATACAGCCGAAAGTAATACGATATGCAGATATATCTGCATCTTCAGCTCTAGGTAAATGGTGATTTCTTATCAAGTCTCTTATGAAATATTTTGCAGGGTCTGTAAAGTTATTAGAGCCTGCTCCATTTTCATCACCTACTGCCCAAGGGTATACCTTTAGCATATTACCGTTTATATCTGCTGAACCAAATCCACAGATGGGCCCTGTACCAAAGGGCATAGAAATAGCCTCGGATAATCTTTTAGACTCTATCCTACTACCATAGTTAAAATATACATCTCCTGATGCCATAGTTATTGTTTTTTAAATTGTTTAATCTTTAGACTTCTTTGTGGGTTGTGCCGTAATCTCAGATATACTAGACTTTATCCTATCAGTACATCCCATACGGCTACATATAAAAGGGGAAAGATCTCCAAGTTTTCTACCTTGCCTTGCTACTTCTCTTTTCATTTCTTGAAAATCTTCTTGTAATTGTTTAGTAGCTTTACGCATCCTTAGATTCTCTTTCCTCAATTCATCTCTATCAGTACGTAAGTGATTGCGGTCCTCTTTTAGTTCAGTGATGTAAGCCCTTTGGTCTTCTCGGTCCCTTTTAATATCCTCTATTAATTCTTGGTATACATCTTGAACTGCTTTAGTGGCCTCATTTTCAGCAGACCTAGCTTCACCTCTAGCTTTCCTTCTAGCATAACTTAGAGTAAATAGGCAGCCCATACCGCCGCCCCCAATAACCAAACCTAGTACTTCGATAATTGTATTTGCTTCCATCTTAGTAATATTAATTAGTGATTAATTAGTTATACAATCTCCAAGGACCACTCAGTACTTTCTCCAGCTTCTATAGTGATTATATTACCATGTTCTTTCACTGGAGTACCGTCGGATTTAAATTCTATACGAGCAGGTGAAACCTTTATTACAGAAGGATCTATTACCTCAAAGGTACAAGATACTGGATTACCAGAACCATCCATAACAGGTTTACCATCTACCAGAGCCATAAAAGTATATATTTTTGGCTCGTATGCAGTGAATATACTACCGTTTACGTATATATCATCATTATCTTTATTTACAATCTCTAGAGATGCCTTTGGCTTATTGATAGTTATATTTAGCCTAGTTATAGCTTGACCGTTTATCAAGTAACTATATGAAGGAGTACACCTAAGATCTACTACAGTATCAAAATCCTTTATAGTTAACTTAGCTTCTTTATGAGTATAACCGTCCTTAAAGATTGCTAACGCTCTGAAGGTTATCTCACCGGGATCTTTTTCGATATATTCAGTGGATAGATTATATCTCTTACCATTGCTTGACTCTAGCTCATATTTACTTAAACTAACTATAGTTTTTTTACCGTTTAGAGTACCATAAGCTTCTATACTGAATTTAGCCTGTATCTCTGTAGGAGATAGTTGATAAATAGTATCTTGGGTATCTACTCCAGACCAACCAACATTTGAGCCCACAGGCACTATCATTATACCTTCAGGTATCACTTCTTCATGCCTATTATCTCGTACTACCCAAGAAACCTTATTTATGGGGTATACCTTTACCCAAACGGTATAAGTACCAGGATCACTAGTAGTTATCGTTAATTCATCGAATCTACCAGATTGCATAGTGAAGCTAGGCCTTTTAATCAATTGCTCATAAGGTACTTCTATTATTTCACCGCTAGGCAATTTTACCATAAAAGCTAGACCTCCATCTAGTAGATCTCGGGCCTCTGGTGAAAGAGGTATTGCACGAAACTCTGCCCAAGTAGATGATTTCTCATTAGTTATTTCACTATCTTTAGGATAAGTCTCATAAGCGTGTAATTCTACAGAAAAAGCTAAACTAGCAGATATAACCGTTAAGTTAGCATTAGTACTATCATCACCTGCCTTAGCTTCAGAAGGTATAAAGGTATAAGTACCTAAACCCGGAGCCGATATAAGACCTGTATATATCTTACTAATATCATAGCCATGTATAAAGCAAGATAGTTTATCATTGGGTACCGAGGGGTCATTACATTCTACTTTCACAAAAACCTTAGGAATTTTATCAGAGCCTATTTTGATTATCAGATCATCCGTATAAGTCCCAGGTTTTAGAGGAGAAGTTTTAGTATCTTGAATAGCTTCTGCAAGTTTTACACTATACTTTAACTTAAAAGGCTTAAAATCATAAACAGCTTGAGTTGAAGTATGGCCCACTACTAGGAAAGTATATTTACCTGGATTTTTAAATAGCCATCCGGTACTATATTCTCCAGAGATTGGAGTCTTAATTTCTCCCGTTTCCAAACACATTACAGAAGTAGCTACTTTCTTAGTGCCTTGTGTATAATAAGAAGTTACTAAACAAGTACCTTGTTGATTTACACTTGATTGAGTAAAGGTTGTGGGGTTTAAACCTATGAAATAGGTCTTGGGTATTTCTACTACAGCTTTTACCCTTAAAGTTTTTGTATCAGAACCCAATGTAAATTTGTAAGTATCCTCTGACTTTAATACACTGGATATATTAAACTGATATATACCGGACCTTTCTATGGCTTGTCCTCCATTTAAGGAAGAATTGAAAGGTATATTATCCATTTTATCTCCGGTATTATTCACTACATATACTCTAGCCTTAAATATACTACCAGACTCTAAGTTCAGAATTTCATTTTGTACTGATACCCATTTGCCATTCTTCTGAACCTCTAGAATCAAGGAATATACTTCAGTGATAATCTCGCCATTCAGTTTAACAATAGGCTTTACATTGTAGGGTACAAACCGTTCTATAAAAGTTTTTAAGGGTATTTTAACCTGTTCTGTAGGACCACTGCCACCAAATTCACCCTTTATATTGAAAGTTACTTCTACGCATTGCTTAATTGAATAGTACTCATCAAAACGTATCCCATCATTATCTAGGTTATCTACATCTAAATAAGGCCATAGAACATTCGGGTCTGTCTGAGTAGCTTTAGTTTCTACATTACCTACCCTACGTTTTATATACTCTCGAGGAGATAGTTTAGATTGTACCCATCCGAAATTACTATATTCTACACTTACTAATTCTAATTTATTTATGGGATTCGAGTATAGTTTAAAGATTACATCAAAGAACTTTTGAGTGCCCCTTATTTTGATTAAACTATTACCGTATTTTACTAAGTCTCTCTGTTGGTCTTCGGTCAAAAATAGAGGAGAAACTCCAGTTATCTTTATAAAAGGCAATTGGCCTAAAATGTCACTCAACCAAGAAAGATATTGAGAACTAGTGGTCCTTAGATTAATTACGTCTAGAGAATTATCTATTGGAGTTTTAATGTTATCAACAAAATAGTTTCCACATATTTCTAGAAATCTTTCTAGGATGCCCTTACCATTTACTTTATAAGTGTCTTTAACTTTAAAGTAATTGGGTAAAAATTCTATTAAATTCCTAATGTTTATCATAACGTTTCATGTATATCTAGAGTTAACAAGTTATGGTCAAATATCACCTGATTATATCCGGGCTCTTCGTAGTCCAAGTTTGGTTCCGATAGAGTTATTTGATATTTATTACCCAAAGCATAGGTACCCTTTACCTTAATAGAGAAATTAAAACCATTTATAGTATCATCTACAGTAACCTGTCCAACTGACTGATGTTCTAGTTCAAACCTGTTTTCAGTAGAATAGATAGAGAAAACAGATTCACTTTCAAAACTCAGGATATAAGACATCCTACCCTTAGCTTTGCTCAAGGCAGTTATCTCAATATCTAGTTGAGTATTACCATATATTATTTTTGGCCACGGGGTTACATAGAATTTTTTAATCTGTAGAAAGTCAACTTCTTGAAGATTGTCTATTAGAGCGTATATATCTGAGATTCTTACTTTACCGCCTATACTAGCTTTCTCTGAAGAATAAGTATCATATAAAACCCTGATTATAGCTTTTTGTATTTCAGGAAGATTAAATGAGGGCTTACCTGTCACTTCCATACCAAGGTTAATCTTTGATATACCTGCTGGTAATACGTTTAACCAAGTAGTCATGGGAGCATGCTTAAGTAAATAATCTTCCACCTTATTCAGTAAAGTGGTAGAAGCTATACCTCCACCCACGGGTGAAACATATAGATTTAGTTTACGCCCGCATATATACTCTATAGATACGTCTTTTATACCAGGTACTAACTTAGCACAATCTATAAAATCTTGTTTTGTTATAGCTACCGCCATAGTTCTAGCGTGAAGAGGTATATTCCTACGCAATATTTCCAAAGACTCATAATTAAAGCCATCTCCAGAAGCAAAGGGGTTATTGCAAGTAGCAGTAGGTATAACTGAAGTAACTACAGCAGGTGCCTTAGTAATAGAATTCTCATATACGTTCCCAGACTTACCAGAAGTTATATAAAATTGTACCTTTATAGTACTACCTACAGTAGGCTGTTTACCAAACCTGCCGTCTCCGAATTCGATAACAGGTACTTCACCTTCAGCAGCACTAAACCTATAATGTTTATCAGTAGGTGAAGAGTATGCGAAAGTGTCTACTAATACCCATTTTTCACCATTCAAGGATAAATCTACAGTACCACGTTCTATGTACTTGCCAGATAAGTCTGAATCTAGGTCTAAATATGATTGGTCGGTTAGTTTAGTGTCATTTAAAGTAGAGTCAGTAAATAACTCATGTTGTATTAATGGCACCACTACAGAAGAAGAATTTTTACCCCATACTATATCCTTAGCAGACAACCAAGTGTTATTATTCGAATCGGTGAATACCGTGTCCTTTGGTATAAGGATCTCTGCTCCTGAATTTGCTCCTTCCAACTCTCGGGTCAGTATTACATCTACCGTAGCAGCATTAGCACCTCTTGGTAGATAATCTACTAGTAAGCCCTGTTTTACAACTGAGCTATATTTTCTAGCAGTGCTTATGAAACACTCTCTGGCCATATTATCTATGTAGTAGTGTAAAGTTTCTGCTATCGCTGCAAATAGAGATAATATCATTACCAATATATTACCCTCAGAGATATCAGTGATTAATGGTTTACCATTTTCTCCAGATATTTTTTGCAGTCCCTCTATAAGATCATTTTTAATGTCTTGGTAGGATCTCCTAAAAGGATTAGTCCATTTATTAGTTAAAGCCATATTGTTTATTGATTAAATATTAATTCCATGAAAGATTGTTGATTCGTATTAGATACAGAATATTCCATTACTATACTTAGTTTGGTACCATTACGTACAGTTGTAACATTATGTATCTTAACTCGTGGTTCAAACTGAGTTATAGCTTGATTTAAAAACTCTCGTACCATAAAAGTAAGAGCCTGAGTATTAGGCTCTTCTATACATTCCCATAGTCTAGTACCAAAAGATTCCTCCCTTAAACGTTGACCTAAAGAATGTTCAATGAGAGCTCTTAGATTATTCTCTATAAGACTTGGGCTACCTTGTACTGGGTACCAACCAACTAAACCATCCTTATTCTTTGATAAAGTTATAGGAAATATAGCTCCAGTACCAATAGTCTCTATGTTGTGATTATAAGTATTTTTATTGTCCATGATTAATGCAGAAAAGTTTCATCTTCGTAATCTTCTTTATTAAAAGTAGAAATTGGTTTCGTTACTGGATTATTAGGTACACTAGTTATACCTGGTCCAGAAGTTACTCCCCCATGAGTATGTGAATTGAAACTAGACTTGAGAGTTTCTACCTCACTTACCAGCTTATTAAGTTTATCGGTTAATTCAGATATGTTTATTACTCCTCCGTTTTCTCCGTGATGTACTTTTGTACTGTTGGCGTTTATCATTACGTTATCAGCTGAGATTACTATTCCAGGGCCATCTGCTCGTATAGCTAGTTGAGTTTTAGCCCCTATGTATATCTCCCCGGTACGGTCATTCACTAGTATTTTAGTACCCTTTGGAGTAACTAATCCACATACATCTGGATCATTGAAATCAGCTGGCTTTTGGTCTTCTCCCCAAGAATGCCATTCCCATAAGGGTTTAGCAGGATTACCATATTCAAAAGTTATATATACTATATCTTGCTCTTTTGGCAACGGGTGTAATCTAAATCCACAGTTGTGTGAACCATGATTATTTTTCGGCAATGCCCAGTCTGTCAAATTTAATTCTGGGACATAAACCTTGATACGGTCTATGTTTAAAAAATCATCAATATCTACTACAACTCCTCGGTATATTGAATAAAATCTGCCAAGAGCTTCTATACCAGAATCTACTACTTGGCTTATAAATCCTTCTTCCATCATTTCCCTCTTTTATTACGTTTATAGGTTTGTACACAACGGTCAAAATTAGAAGAAGTATACTTCTTATTAGGCCGTGGAGTATAGGTGTTTGGAGCCCTCTTTTCTATAACAGTATTACCTTTAGCATCTTTGCCAGATACTACGGCATAAGGATTATTAGTTCCCTGAGCTCTTTGTTTCATCCTATGTGCTGCAATGTTATGCAACTCAGAGGATATTATAGCTGCAGCTTCAGTATCTGATTTAGCTGTAGAAGCTCTAGCTTGTATAAAAGCCGACTCAGCATAGGTAAGATCTTCATTTAGAGCATCCTGATAAGAGTATTCATTGTTTCCTGGTACCACATTAGCTTTGGGCCTAACTCCCTTAGAGGTATTCTTATTTCTGACTCTTTTCTTATCCTGGTTGTTTGGGCTAGGTACTTCATTATCTACTGTATAGGCTTGAGTATGTATTTCCGATTTTTTGGTTTTACTACCATTTTTAGGCAATTGTTTACTAAGCTGTATATCACATATATAACCTTGACCGTGTTCTAGACTATGGCTTATAGCAGTAATATACCACAAGCCACTATGTTTCTTACCAACATTTAGAACATTTACTTGTTGCATACATTCTAGTATGGGATTACCTACTACTCGTATACTAGCTTGAAGCCTTTTCTCCTTTTTCTTTCTGCCTAAGTTAGACATAGCATTGTTTACCATAGCAGAAGGATTACCCATAGGTTTATATTTAGAACCTGCATATCTATCGCTAATATCCTTTAGTAGCCTATCTGCAGTTACCATATTGGTAGAAGTACCATAACCAAAATAAGAAAATCTTACGGTGCCTACAAATAACCTAGAAGCTAATGAATAACCTATGGTAGCATAAGCCTGACCTACATCTCTCCAAGTTACTCTTATTAGTTTAGGCTCTCTGATTAGCATATCAGGATGAGATTCTATAAATCTACGAATAGCTGCCTGAGCTTCTTCGGCTTTAGCTTTTTCCAAAGCTTCCCTAGCATATTCTGTATTACCAGAAGCTGCTGCATAAGTGGGCATTATAACTTTATTTGTAGAAATATTTCTGACAAAGTATGAATAGTGTGCAGGTAAGTCTTTGGTATTTACATTTACTTTTTTAAACTCTTGTATGGCTTGTGATAAAGCCGATATTACATGAGGGTTATTTGAATCCCTGTAATACTGTAGTGAATTCTGATAATTGTTCCAAGCTGCCAAGGCTGCCGGGTTTTTAGATATAACCCACTTAAACATAGCCGGTTGATTACTCTCTTCGAAAGCTTGGTCTCTTAAGCTGTTTAAGTTACGAGAACGTTCTTCTGGTGTTTGACTAAGGTATGTTTTATGTAGTTGGTCCTTTTTCTTTTGTCGGTTAGCTAAAGATTCTCTATACTGAGCTATAGCTTCTAATTTTTGTAATTCTCTGTCTATGTATTCTCCGGGACGGTCCCTATAAACCTTGAGTATTCTATCATAATCAGATTTTTTAACATGAGGGTACTTAGGATTTATACCTGGAACAGGCAGGTTTATTTCTGGAGGCTGACTATTAAATTCCATCATTTGACTTTGCTGATGTAGTATAGTCTTAGTTAGCCCGCTTAAAGCAGCTGCTACTCCAGCTAAAGGTTTAAATACCTCTACAGTCCTGAAAGATGCTTCCAATAATTCTCCATTCTCTGATTGATATATGTAAGTGTATACTGCTTCGGAAGACATTTTCTTATTGTGTATATAAACGGCTCCATTGCGAGAATCTATATACCACGGGCCATTTCTAAAAGAAGCCATCTTCTTCTTTAACTGTACTAATACATTATTACCAGCTCCACCCAGTGTACTATTTAGTACAGCTAAAAGTTCTGTATCATCTATATGTTTTTCACCAACACCGGAAAACCGGTTAGCATAAAGTATAACACTTTTTGCCACCGGCTCTCTACTTAATGTAGCAGGTTGTATAGCTTCGTATACTGGGTTTGAAATTATTTTCTTATCCATATCATTCAAACATTTCTATTATTACACTACGGTTTTGACCTAAACCATTATCTAAGAAATCCACGAAAGTTTGACCTTCATCACCAGAAGCTCTATAAGGTACATCTTGTCTTAAATTAGATACAGCATCCTTTACTGATAGAGTTACATGAGTACCTTGGTCATCAAAAGTAACATCCCTCTGTTTTATCTCTAAGGCATGTACTTTAGAAGACAAGGATTGCCCGTTTGAATAAATATATCCCCACTGAACATATAATTTCTTATTCTCCTGTATCTCTTCTATATCTACAGTATCAGGATCTCCGGTATCTAATACTATACTCCCAACATCCTCTTCACCTTCTCCTAACTTTACTACAAAAGAAGTCATGTAAGCTCCTAATGGTATACCGGTTATAGAATTTAATATTGGGTCTCCGTCTTCTGAGAATAGAGCTATATAAGGTGTACCAGTTCCCTCATATAACACAGAAGGAGAAGGTTCCTTCTGTGTCTTATTGTTCTTTTTACTCTCTTTTATGTTAGCCATATTTATACGGGTATTAATAGATTTAAGCCTGTTGATATATCGAACGGGTCTATTATATCATTCAAAGCTGCTATATCTCCCCATCTACCTGAATCACCGAAGTATTTAAAGGATATATTCTGTAAAGTTTCACCTTCTAATACGGTATGTACTACGTCTGAGGAAATTAAGTTATAGGGTTTATCGTCTCTTTCTAGTGAGTATTCTCCATCAGGGTATTCTACCCTGTACGCATCTGAAGAATTATAGGGTGATATATTGCTCATATTAAACTTTATTATTGTCTTTACCAAAGCCGCTAGTCTTTTCTAACCAAGAAGTAGGTATTATATCCTCGTAAGTTAAATTATGCCCACTTACCCGCCTAAAAATTAATTCCTGAGTAGCTGTGGCAGGGTACATAGCAGGGTCTTTATAACCGTTGGGCCTTCTATAAGATTTAGATTTTGAATCCCATACCTTAGAATCAGCTCTCCAATTTGAAAGCTTGTATGTAGCTGAAGTAAGGATGAATAAAGAGTCAGTGAATAACTCAGACCTTCCCCATTGTATTTTTAATACTGGAGGGCCTGCTATATAACCATTAGCCTTGGTCCAAGCCTCAAGCAATCTACATTTAGCCACTACTTCCTGGGGATTGGTTTTATCATTACAAAACCAGGATACGTTCATTTGTATAAGGCTTTCAGCTCCAGTAAAATGATACATTGGGGTATTCCTACCCATGGAGTTTATAACTGCCCAGGTACTCTCTCCCTGAAATTCTATTTCTTTTGGTACTGTCTGAAGTATTAGAAATTGAACTGGAGATACCATCATATTGTATAAGATGATATCATTACCAGACTCCCTAGCAGCTTCTCTAGAAAAAGCCCTATCATAATTGTGTGGCTCAGTACCATCAGGATGTGAAAATATTACTTCTGATAGTGCTCTTCTATTCCGTAGTTCTTTTTCTACTTCGTTAACTCCGGAGTTTATACCTCCTGAATATTCATAGAAATTAGAGTTAGCCTTCGGATCTTTAGAAACATGTTTATGCCAGTCAGCTGACTGGCCCTGATTTGGTATCTTCTTAGAGTCTACATTCTTAGGGCCGGGTCTAACTACCCGGTCTAATAAAATTGCAGCTCTCCACTTCTGATTCACTTTAGAATGAAGTATATTAGAGATATTACCGGTCTTAGAAAAATCATTTACCATCAACAAATCTCCAATATTCTCTCTAGCTGCTGTAACAGCTTTACTAGCAAAGTCTATTATCTTAGCCATATTAATCACCCAATGAATAATTTACATAATCTCCTCCCATATCTACATTTAAGTGGTCTCCATCACCAAACATCCCTGCACTATTGCCATTAATGTCTATAGAGATCTTTTGTGCTGAACCTTCCCTTATAGCCTTTATCATCTCTGCCCTTTGAGCAGCTTCCCTAGTAGCTATATCTTCCTGAGTCTTTTTATCTCCAGAACTGTTTGAAATCCAATCCCAAATCATAGGTATGAATGATATACCCAATGACAAAGCCATTCCCCAAGGACCTCCTAAGAAGCCTAATACTTTACTACCAACACCAACTACACTAGCTCCAACTCTAGCTACACCTAAGCCGATTTGTCTACCCAGATGTTGACCTACCATCTTACTCATATAGGTAGAAGTTCCTCTATAAAGAGGAGTACCGAAATTAGCAGCAGTAGTTCTGGCAGCTACTCCTCCTGGACCTGCGGCCATTCCAAATGGACCAAAGAAAGATTGTCCTAAACCTACTCCACCTTTCTTACCTCGATTGAAGCCCATTCTACCACTGGCATCTCTGTAAGCATAACCTCCCCATAATCTTATCTGTTGACCTGGCCCAAGGTGTTGTGCAGCTAATAGAGTTACTATATTCCTTAGATGTATTTCTAATTGAGCAGCTTGTACATTTGCTCTACCCAAACCAGAAGCCATGGTATTAGTCCCAGAACTAGCAGCCACTAAGTTATTGGTAAAAGCTTTAGCAGCATATACCATCATAGTACCTAATTTAACCGCTAGCCTTATGCCTACTAAAACTGCCGTACCCTTAATTAGAATACCTCCAAAGCCACCATTAGCAAATTGATTTAAGTAATGTGTTATCTTGGTTAAGGTGGTTAATATTGGAGTAAATACACCCGATAGTGTAGAACCGGCAGAGACTACAAAGTTTTCCCAAGCTGAAGTTAGAGCCCTAATCTTACCTTCCGGAGACTCCATATATTCTTTGGTAGTTTTATCTAGCCAACCGTGAGACTTATTTATATGGCCCATAATCTCCATGTACTTATTTGAGCCTGAAGATATATCCTCTAACAAAGGCACAATAGCACGTAAACCACGTTGACCGAATAGGTTGAATAGTATTCCTTGTTTTTGTACTCCGCCCATACCAGAAGTTACATTAGCTATCTTAGTCAACATCTCATGAATAGGTATGAGATCCCCTCTAGCTGTCTGTAAATCTTTAGGGCTTAATCCTATGGCTTTTAAAGCAGAAGCTCCTTTTTCAGAAGCTCCAGTTATGGCCTTATTTAAAGTATTTAAAGCTTGACCCAAGTTAGTACCAGCCATAGAGCCTTGAATACCATAGTTACCAAGTACACCTATAGCTGCAGTAACCTCTTCTATACTCATACCAGACATCTTAGCATTAGCTCCAACATATTTGATAGATTGAGCTAAGTCCTGCATAGACATATTAGCAGAAGTGGTACCGGCAGATAATACATCGGCAACCTTACTAGCTTTATCGGCTTCCAGTTGGAAAGTTGCCATGATATTGGTTAGGAGGTCAGCAGTACCTCCTTTACCGCCCATACTCATATCAAAAATAGCTGCTAACTGGGCAGCAGGCTCAGCAGCATTCTTGATTTGATTAGCTGTCATACCCGCCATGGCCATAAACTTTTGGCCCGAGGTTATATCCATAGCAGTTAGAGGGTTCCTCTCATTTATCTCCTTAGCTAGACCTAGGAAATCAAAATGCTCATCCTTTATGTTCTTCATCATTTTTGAAGTAAGGAAGGCATTCTTTTGTACTGCTGCTGAATATTGAAAAGCTCCATACATCCCTTGAAGAATACTAGCACTCCGAGCAGCTGAATTAGCAAATATTTGCTGTACTCCTCGAGAATAGGTATTCATATTCTGGAGAAGACTTCTCCAACTAGACAGCACTCCACCAGCAGGCCCAGAGAACTTATCCTTTAAAGTCATGGATATACCTATATCCACAAGGGGATTACTATTACCTCCAAACATATCTTATTTCTTTAAGGTATTATTTTTTAGATGTTCATAATAGCTATTAGCTATTTCTCTAAATCTCTCTCTTACTCTTAACGGAAGACGTAAAAAGCAGAAATAGTCACCAACAACTATTTCTGCTCTAGTTATATGTATCATTTGGTCAACTAGAGGTACTGGAGTACCTACCGGGTATAAAGTAATATCTAGTTCTTCTAGGTTTTTCCTACGCTTCTCTAGTTGACTTTTAGTCAGGTCTTCTAATTCTTCATTTACGCTTCCGTTAGAAAGAAAAAACGGGGAGCTCCAAATATGGGGTATTTAAGCTTTTCTCCAGTCTTAGGATTCTCAATATCTACCAAACCTGAGTATAGAGGATCTACCTCATGAATAGAAGCTCGTATCTCGGCCAGCTCTCTAACACTAAATATAGAGAATTGTTCTACTTTCTCCCATTTACCGGAAATTTCTACGTGTAAGTTTCTTGCCAACAATTCTGAATTTCTAGTATTTTGTTCTTCTGGCAACATTGCAGCATATCTTTCAGTACTGCCAGTAGCTAAGTCAAATTTAACTTTCTTACCAGAGGATAGATTCAATTCATAATCTTTAAAGTTTATCTTTTTCAGAAGCTCCCTATCTTTATAAAAAGGTACTGCTTCTGGTTTTTCTGAAACCTCAGATTCTACATACTCTGAATAGTCCTCTAATACCAATTCGTTTAAGTCCTGTTCATAGTGAACTGGGGTTTGCTCTCCTGGCCAAATGAATGAAAAAGGTACTTTATCCCCGAGAGAGAATATTCTAGACTTAATAAGTATTACATACCTATCTAGTAAGGGTAATTCCAAAGCTTCCTGTGGAGTTAACTTACCGCTTTCTGTAGCATCAGTAGATACCACAATAGCTGATATAAAATTAGTGATATTCATAAAGTTTTTAGCTGCTGCTTGATTAGAGATTATCTCTTCGTCAGCTCCATTCTCTTCACGAATAACATATTTATAGCTCGATGGGCCAATAAACTCAATCACGTTAGGTTTTAATTCCATGTTCATTGTTTAATGTATTTAATGTGTTAATAATCGATTTCAAAAAGAAAGGGTAGAATCTTCAAGATACCCAAAGACTCTACCCTAAAAATCACCCAAACAGGTTAATATTTATCTACGGTACCAACCGAAAATTCTATTTTTTCTATAGTATTCTCAGAAGCCATCCTATCTAATTCTATACCGTCGATTTTAGTAGGCCATACTTCTGTATATACATGAGTATTTAATACCGTTTTACCATCTTCTGCCAATTCATTTACAGCGATAGTTTCCCAATAATCAGAAGGTACCAGTCCTCCACCGATGATATGATCTTGACAACTAAACAACCAGTCCCATACCCATGTATCAGAACCTGCAGTAGTAAGAAGTTTTTCTACTATCAAGTTTCCTATAGATACTCTACCTGCAGTTTTTACATCCCTGTTTACATCTCCATGGTTTACCTGGTCTATACTGATATCAGGTAAGGTACACTTTTGACAAAGGTATGGGTTTATAGGGTGTTTTACAAAATTTATACTCCAAAGGAATTTTTTCCTAGGGTTTTTTATCTTTGCGCCCATGTTCTAGAATTTATTTTAATATTTACGCTTATTTACCAACGCTAACGTCAACAGATTTACTAGACTTCTCTATTACCAAATCCATAGTAATTTCTTGAAGAGCTACTACATCTTTGAAAGAGAATACTACTCTGTACTTACCTTGTCTACAATCAGCCTCGTTATTCACCTTTAGATCTTTCCAGGAGTTTGCATCTTGGTCACCATTCCATTTGGGGTCTGTTAAAGCATTGGCATCTACCCAAGCATCAATATAAGGTCTAACTCTAAGGTAAATAGCCCTCCAAGTATTCCATATATTGGGCTCTTCTAGATAAGACTCCAAGATAGGTCTCAAAGTCTTCTTTATGTTTAAGACTAACCCAATATTACCTAGGAATCTAAAAGAGTCCTGTTTTACTTGGTCAGTAAAATTATGCCAAAGTACTACTCTCTTACCAAAACTAGGAGTATCTCGAACCACAAATACATTGATATTGGCCTGAGCTAGTTTCTCTAAATCACTAACTCTACCAGGACTACCATAGTTGGGAGATACAGGACCTTGAGCATCAGTTACTACTCCTCGATTCAACCCTGCAAAAGATTTATCATAGCCAAAGTTCGTAGCAGATGAATCAGCTAGACCTAGTACAGTTCCTCCAACATCTGAAGGTTGGGGTATACCGAATTCATTGTTGTATATCAGCCCAGAACCGTAATAAGATACCCATTTAGAATAACCGATAGTACTATTGCATTGGTTTTTCCACTCTATCATCTTCTCAACATTCATAGGAGTAGTACTACCAGCTATATACTTCGGTATCTCTATGAACAATCTGAATTCGTTTAGCTCATCGCATATATCTTTTAGATACTTGTAAAGTTGTAAAGTATCACTACTATTCAGGTTATCTGATACATGAGAAGCTAGTATATTATATGAATCTGTATAGTCTCTTACGGTATCTGCAGCATCTTTATACAATTGCAAAGTAGGTTGAGTCCCCACTACACCTATACTCCCAGTCAAAGAAGCCGTAGGAGTTACCTCTATTACAGTTTTAGTATTATCTACTCCAGCTATCCAAGTTAAAAACTTTTCTATACTACCTAACTCAGGAGCCTTAGTATCTATAGAGGCTTTAAAATATGGATTAGTATTAATCCATAAACTTAGAGCCAAGTAGTCTACTGAAGTGGGGTTATTAGCATCTGCCGTCATATATGAGAATACTGGGCCAGATTCCAATACTGTTTGGTTTGCGTCTAGTACGGTATAGTACAGAGTATTACCTTGTTTGGTAGTAGTTACTGTAAAAGTATTACCGGTACCAATAGGATCTCCAAAGCCTCTAGTTACCAACTTTAAAGAAGCCTCTTTACTACCTATCTTAATTTTAAATAAATTACCAACTTCTCCTTGTTTAGAGGTTGCTCCCATCACTCTTATAATCCTAAGTTTAGAACCTCCTCTTAGAGCCTGTTCTATGTTAGAATAAGAACCATCTGGTACTAACTCCTTACCATAGATCCTACGAAATTGAGAAATAGAGCTGATTAATATTGAAGGGTCTACAGCTGGACCCTTGATAGTTCTAGCCAATACAGTAGAAATACCTTGTAAAGGAGAACTTTCTTCAACATTATTATTAATAAAGTTGAATTTTACACTCGGTGTATTAGGCATATGTTTACGTTTAAAATGTGAATATTCTTCTTGTTATAAAATCCTTCAGAGTATTGTTAATTTGGTATATGTATGCTTAAGTCGCTTTGATTATTCTTTAGTAATAAATCTATATCCTTTATCGGTTTATAATTTACCTCAGTATCTTTATTAATTACCATACCATCCCTAACCTCGTAAGTATATACCTTTTCTAAAAATCCGTGATTTAAATCTGGATGGTCATAGTGATTACTTACCTCAATGTAGAAATTCCCAGTGGGTTCTAAGTTTTTAGATTTCCAATATTGGTAATCATTATTCAGATATGGCTTTAAATAACCTCTAGCTGGTAGGGCCCTATACATAATATCATGTAATACTCTCATCTCAGCTTCAGTATTAGCACATAGATGAACATCTATTAGGGTATGTTTTGTTTCATAGTCGTATTCTATACTTTGAAATGTGCCGTAGGGATTTAATTCTAGGGATTCTTTTTCTAGACCTATATCTCCTGGATAATAAGCCTTCAATTCTAAAGTTATTCTAGGTAATTCCTTAATACCTCTAGATTGATTATTACTTACCCCGAATATGTAGATAAATTTATCCCCTATCTTCTCTTTATCTGCTAAGAATTTTAACTCTGTTTCTGCAGTAGGAGAAGGTACTGATTCTCCAGGAATATCTACTAAATAATCTTCAGGGTTCAAAGTTAAACCTCTTTTTAAAGTTTCATGTAGCAGAGCTATGTAGAAAGTTCTTTCTATTATCTCATGCAATGTAAACAAACTATCTTCTACGCCCATACTTAAGATAATTTAGGTTGTATAATTTCTAATATCATTAAGTTCACTCCCTGCGGTTGTAAGTTAGAAGTAAAATCTATACTCATTCTTGCAAATCTAGGTCTAAAGTCACTAGGATTAGCCTTAGCTTTAAATCTTATACCCACTATATCCTCAGAACCAGGATTTTTTAGAATATCTACTATCTCTATAAAATCTGAATCCACTCTAGGTGATCTAGTGACTTTAATCGGCTTATTTTCTACTACACCAGCATTATCAATAACTTCTTTGCCATCTGACCAAGTGTAAGTATATACTCTACTGGGGTCATTTGGTGATACTTGTATACTCTTTGATAAATTGCCCAAGCCGTTGAATTTCAGTAGTTCTCCGTTTAACTTTACATCAGCTACTACACTCCTACCAGTTTTCTTATTATTCACTTCTATTACAGCTATTAGGTTAATTAAATCAAACCTTATCTTCAATACGCAAGAATAATTTTGCTTTACATAGTTTATATCATTGAGATTAAAATTAGGAAGTCCCAGAGCATGACAGTTTACTGTCTTTTGTAAGGAGCCTGACAATATAGTATCTCCCTCAGGTACATACTCTCCGTTGTTAGTAGATAAATTAGTCCCTTTGTAAGAGTTTATATTTAAGGTTACATTACCAAGGTTTTTGTAGTCCATCCAGTTACTGTACAAGTATATATTTACTATACTCTTTTTACAAGCTTCTTTGATGTTCTTTAAGTTTACAGATAAACTACCTTTATCAGATTTACTTAGTGTACCAGTTTTATCTATATATCTTTTAACTTCAGATAGCCTATTACCCGCTCCACCATTACCTATAAAGTAATCGTCCAAAGTTTTACCGTCAGTACTTATCTTTATTGATGAATCTATTACGGTGATCATAGAATCTAGCGACTTACCTTCAGTATCTGACCACACGGGTTTTATAGTTAAAAAGTCTACTAGAGTCAATATAGAACTGTGCTTATTCAACAGATTCAATACCACATAGTTAGATGTTTTACCAGTATTTAAATCTCTTAAATAAAAAGTTAATGTCATAGAGGTTTTTAAGTGTCTTGATAAAGTAACCGTTTGAGATAACTTTCCAGACGGTTCTTTAGCTGTTGGGCTGAAAATACAATAATTCTCTACTTCAGTACCTTCCTCTACATAATTTAGAGCGAGATTGCCTTCATTGATATCTTTACCATTCACTAATACCCAGTAAGTAATCTTTGCAGTTGGGTTTTCTTCATCTATATAAGTCCTGTCTATTTGTAATCTCAATTCATGTTGGTCTTTACCAATGACTGTTACTTCCTCTTGTAAACTTTGATAAGTGGCAGTATAGGTTACCTGGTTAAAACCCTGGGGTAACTTATCAGTGAACCAGTGTTTACCATCTGAGTCCATACCAGAACCTATCTGTTGATTTATACCAGAGATTACAGGAACTTCCTTAGTTATAGTACTATTAAAAGTAATCCAATAGGTTACTTTTACTATACCTCCAGCCCAAGGTAATTCGGTTACGTCAGTCTGAATAAACAATTCATATCCCACTCCGGCAGCCTGTACCAAAGATATACTTTGTTTTACTACACCGCCCACCTTAACTAAAAGATGGGCATTCTTTTTTAGGTTACTATCATTTGGGTCAGCAGTAATAGTAACAGTGCCATTACCGTTGCCTACTATCTTATCTAGAGAAAAAGCCATAGCTATCTATATTTATTTATTTGTTTTCTTATTTGTTGCACTAGCTCCCGCCTATAAGGTCCGTCGCCACCAATAGAAGGCCATAAATATTGCCATAGAGGTCTTTGAGGTATTCTGCCGTCCCTACTTCCGAATTCTAATACCTTAGCTACCTGAGATAGGGTTAATTCTGAAAAAGACCTTCTTCCGTCTGGCCTAGTTTTCTTAAGGCCCGGAGGAACTCCAACTGCTATATGTTTACCTCTCTTTATTACACGTATGTGATGATAATATTGAGAGGACCAATATAGTAAAGTATGTTCGCCTAGTTTTCTAACTGTACTTTCTGCATGAGGTGGCCAAGATACTCCTGAACCCCTTGGAGGTATGCCATTTGCTAAACAGTATTTAGCCATCCTTACTAATCTATTAGCAAATTTGTTGGCAGCTATTTCATAAGCATCGTTTAAGATTTTTGGTGTTTTACGTATTAATTCTTCAGCCTTCTTAAGTCTAGTAGGATTAGCATAAATCTCTAATTCACCAAATTCAGTAGGCAGGGTTACTGATAATTTTACCATAATATGAATTGTATTAATCGAGATCTTATATAACTCCAAGTACAGAGCCAATAGCAGCACCAACTACATCTGCCTTAATATCACCCCAATCGAAGGTTTCTTTTTCCTTGTATCTATCATATAATTCCTTACAAATACCAATTGCCAAACTTACACTGAAACCTATACATAGGGATAGAAAACATCCTACACTGTATCTACGTAAACATCGCGTGATAATATTGGCAAGGATAAGGGATGCAGTAAGGTGCATCCACTTATCTGTACCAAATTTAGCCAATCTTTCTGTTAACTTCATAGCAATAAGCAAATTCCAATAGATACTGCAGTTGCTACCAAAGCCAATACAGGATTACGCCAATCGTAACTAGGTTCCTTAGCTTTCTTTTTCTCAGCCTCCTGGGTTTCATTTTCCTCTACTTTTATTTTTGGGCCCATACTAACTGCACGCATGCCCTCCAAAAAAGCACAAGTGATAGCACATACTAGAAGTGCAAATACCCAATTGTACTCTGCCTCTTTTTCTGTCAGCATAGATACAAATCCAAATACTAGACCTAAAGCAATGAACACTACCTTAATCAAACTAACCTTTTTCAAGAAATTCTCCATAATCTTTATAATTTATTTGTAATTAGAAGTTATTTAAAATAATATTGTACTATATACCAGAGCGAATGCTAGTACTTCTCCAATGTAATAAGGTTTGGGAAGTCTAGCTGCCCAATAACAACCCCATAACAAAGCTGCACAGATTACTACCTGTATATGGAATGATGCTGCCCACATTATTGCACATATCAACGCAGTGAAAGCTCCTACAGCGTGCATCTTATCTATTTTGTAATGAGGAGCAATAGCCACTATCAGTAAACCAAATACTGAGAACAAAGCTAAAAATGGAGCATGTCCACCCTTTTCCAACATAGGTGGAAGCATCATCCCACCGCTTACCGCCATTACCACGGAGAACAGCCACGGATGCTTGCCGATATAATAATTATCACTTACATATTCTTTCACTCCGTAGGCTAATGCCATAGCGATTAGGTATGTAGCCAAAATGATTAAACTGATTATTGCCATATTACATTGTCTTTAAGTCTAACTTCTCGGGATAACCAGTTGTATAGTCGTACTTCTGTACCTCCTCAATTGATTTCAACTGACGTACGGCATGAATGTGAGCCTGTGTACGGTTATATGCCCTGTAAGCGTAAAAGCCTACCTTCCCAAGCATTTCCAAGGCCATGTCGCAATTTACATTTAGGCAAACACCATTTAACCATATCTCACTCTTGGTTTGGCCATTCTCTTTATCAAGTTGGATGGCTCTGCTTGTTCCGATGCGGTCTTCGCGGTTTATCCACGCATCCATGCCGTTTAATTTGAACGAGTTTACGGCAGGAGATTTATCGTACTCCTTAATCTCATCCACCTTATTTTCGATGGCTTGTTTCAATAGTTCTTCCTCTGTCGGCATTGATTCAATGTACGGCATATAACCAGCTTGTTCGTACTGCTCGGCTGTTGGATTGATTACCATCATACCGTCTATCACTATGTTGTTTGGGGCGAAATTGCCTTGTTTATCTACGTATTTCATATTTATTCATTAAATTCACTTAGTGGTCTAATCCGTTCACCAAGATTAGCAAAATTTAAGTCAGACTTATACTTATTCACACTTGAGTCTGGCACATATAGCTTCCATGTGTCGTTACCGCTATCATAGTCAAATTTAGCTTGGTCCGTTCCTATTTTTGTAGGTGGCTCGATAGAGTGCATCTTTACCCATTTCAGTTTTTTATTCTGCCTTAAAGCTAATGATGCCCATTTAAAATCTTGTGCCAAAAATTCAATTCCCTCCAATTGCGTTTGAAAAAAGCAAACTACACTTATACTTTTTACACTAGCTGGAACTGTTATTGTACCAGTTAGATTGATACAAGGTGAGAATGTTCTATACATCGAAGTCACACTAGTGAAATACTTCAACTCTTCAAAAGTACGCAATTGTGGAGAGTTAAACGTATTGTTTAAGGCAGTTATTCTAAGTACATTAGCCATGCTCATCTTACCATCGTATAATCTTTCTAATGTTTCCCTAGCATAAGGGTCTACTATATTTAATTGTGGCTCTGGGTTACCCCATTCGTGAACTCTATTAGTTGGGTTCTTAGATATTCCAATGGATGTAAATTCTTCTAAACCCTCTCTTGGAATATATATATCTAAATCACCGATTTGAAATGGAGGAAATCCCGAATTAAATATCTTGGGTACACTAGATAAAATAACTGTACGTAAGTTAGGAGTATATTGAGGATCTCTTAAAAGGCCCATCGTCCAAGCATTTAGTCTTATTACACGGTTGGGTAAAGATATTGATACAATGTTTGGTGCCTGCTTTATATAATTCTCGGGAATATACACAATAGGTCGGTCAGCCTTGACTTTCCAAAGCCCCTTTTCAAACACATGTTCCAAAATCTGAATATCCCTATCGCCACCATAACTATTAAGTATGGCAGCTGCATCAGCCTTATTATTATCTATGGTTGTGTACCATATCTCGTTGTTGGGCTGTACAGAGTAATTCACATCATCAATGTATAACCTATCTAGGTCACACAGCATCATCACCATTATCTGCCTGTACATCAGTTCACCTCCCACATAAAGATAAAGTCCTTTATAATCCATACCCGATACAACTTACCAGCACGAATGGTTGGTATATAGTTTTTGTACCAATGCAACGTGGCAGGTAGAGATAGAGTTGTTGGTGTAGCAGGCGACTGAAACTCAAATACATACTCATTCACCACGTTTGGTATTGGATTGCCTAATGTTAGTGAAAGCTGTGCCACCTCTCCCCACACGTGCATAGCATTTGGTGTTAAAGTAAACGTAGTATCTGATGTGCCATGATTGACTAGCCCTAGCCAACCTATGTCACCCTTGTCTCCTTTCAAGCCCCTATCACCTTTTGCTCCAGTGTCTCCTTTCTGCCCTTGAATCCCCTGAAGTCCTCGTTCTCCTCGCTCACCTTTAAGTGATGCTAGCCATTGTTGTACAGTGCCGGTATAACCTTGTTCATTAGCAAGCTCATAGGCACTCTTACCGTCCTTGATTGTGTTTAGCTTGTTGGTTATAGAGGTTTTTAGAGTTCCCCAACTATCTACTATATCATCATATTTAGTTTTAAGGTCTTTATAAGCAAGTTTGGTATCATTTAAAGTTTTAGTAAGATTAGAAAAAGTATTATAAAACTCTTCTTGTGTGCCAGAATAGCCTTTCTTTACTGCCATATCATAAGCAGTTATAATAGCATAATTCAAAGCTACCTCCAATTGAGCATCATCAAATGAGCTTGGACCTTCGATTATATCTATAACTCCACAAGGAAATAATATATCTCTACGTTTAGAATCCGGAAAGTTTATATCCTCTTGTATTAGTTTTACTTCAGCTTTTACTAAACCTACCTTTAAAGTACCTCCAATAATAAAACAAATAGCTATTCCATCTACTATCTTACAATTGTTTAGTACTCCATTAGTCCTACCACACACATAACTACCACCTCCACTGCTAGTAAAGGTGATAGTAAAATCTCCATTCGGGAAACTGACCGGCTCATTATCCTTTATAAGTTGAATTCTAACATAGAAATCTTCCTTATAGTTCTTCCTATTTAAAGGTATCAGCTTCTGATTCTTATTACAGTTACACTTGTTCATACCAAAGTTTATAAAAAGTTTATCTTAGCTCCTTGGTCTACTTTCAGAATTAGTAAGAAAGCCAGAGCTTCATCCTTAGCCTGAGCTACAGGAGTATCTCCAGCAGGCTTATATACAGTACCGTTTATTACAAATCTATCCTCTGACCAGTTGAAATCCCAATATCCGTCAGTGTCAGCTCCAGTATCTGTAGTAAACTTTTTCCAATACTTACCCTCTTGTAAGTTCTCTAGATAATCACGAGAGATTAATATGGATAGGTTTTCTTCGTTAGTTTCTCCTGATACTGTTGGTACATTTATTGGCCAGTTTCTAAAAGCATTGTAGTAACACAAGGCCTCTATCTCAATCCGATGATACTTATGAATACTATCTTCTCCGTGACTAAGCATCTGATTAACATGTTTAGCCCAGATAATAGTTTGTCTTCCTGCATCCTGGTCCATAAAGCGTTTGATGTTTTTCTTATACCTATCCCACGCTTTATTACTTACTAGATAATTGCCAAGTTTAGTCATTTACGTCTTTTTGATGTATAGGTTACGCCTTCATAAGTATTTATAGGAGCTGTAGGGTTAGGTCCACCTAGTATACCAGGATCTCTACGATTTACTACATCAGGTATTACTAAGCTATAAGGCTGACTACAGAATGGTAGGTATATGTTTATCCTTTGAGCTAACATGCAAAGGTTTTTTCTCAATTCATCCATGAAGCCACCGGGTTTTACCAACTGTGAATAAGCCTTAAACAGTGATGAGTTAGATTCTGATAGTGAATCATAGTACTCTACCTCAGTAGGCCCAGTTTGTATTTTCTTTATTCGTTCTCCTTTACCACTATCGTCTGGGTCATCCTCTCCTGAACTACTATTAGAGTTTAATTCCCTAAGGTAATTGGCTGTGCTGGTTAATACTTTTAGTATTTCTACATTTAGGTAATCCCAAGCTGCCAATTCCATTATTAATTGGTTTTCTAGACCTTCATAATATAATTCATTATTATATTCTTCTATTGGAATTTCTTCTCCACTAGAACGGTCTACCAAGGGGTAAATGTATAATTGCCATTTATTTATGTAAAGGGACTTATCGTCGTTATCCATCTTTTTAGACAGTTCTTCAGGTATGAGACGGTCTATAAGATGATATATGCTATCGGTTAATCTAGTTTTTACTACCGTAGAGAGAATTATTAGTTTTTGGATCTCTTGTATGTAGCCACATCTCCTAGATTTAACCTGTAAGGTTACAGTGTAAAATCCTGGCTTCTCATATACATGTACTGGCTGTTTTAATTGAACAGATTCAGTATCATCACCAAAGTCCCAGTCAAAAGTAGTTTCGGCTGGGACTTTGGAATTTATCATGAAAGAAACTTCTAGACCTTTTACTGTAACCTGAAAGTCTAGGTTATTCATATTTAATCTTTCTTACCTTCGAATTCAGCTTTGATTATAGAGTTAAGTACTGCCGTAGAGTCTTCACCTTCATCTCGAGTTAAACCATATTCGGCAGCAATTTTGTCTACTTCATCATCAGTAAATGCCTGGGCTATCTTACTTGCCTCCATGCCTGACTTTACCATATCTTCGAAACGTTCTACCATAGAGTCAATCTCAGATTGGTTTTGCATAGTATTATAACCTTCAGTAGCCAATTGCAAATGGCCAGTACTCAAAGCCCTTTTAATTTTTGGGCAGTTGTATTGACGTGAGTCCAATACTTTCACTTCGCCTCTGGTAATTTGAATGCCAGTAGAAGCATCGAAAAAGCTATAAGCTTGGTCACCAACGGTGACAGCGTAACCTTCTACTTTCTTATCTTTTTTTCCCATAATATATTATATTTTATTTAACCTGTTTAATGAATGTAGCAGGCAGCTTAAATCTGCCTGCTAGAGTATTATTCCAAACCTACGTGTAGGAATGGGTCAATGTTCATGAATGCCGGGAAGCCGTTAGTAGTAAAGGCCTTATTAGCTGCTACCAATACTGCAGCATCCTGGTACATCTTGCAGAAGCCAGTAGTAAGAGTTGCATAAGTTGCTTGAGTTTGGTTAGAAACAATTCTTTCAGACTCTAGCATAAGCTCTTTTGCCGTCAATTTAATAAGTGCTGCAGACCTATCTACCATTAGCAACTGTTGGTCAGGAGTTCCAGGATGAATATAGAAATTTGCCTTACTTGGTACCGGAGACTTGATGTTAAGGGTAGCATCCGTAGTTCCAGACTTACGGTCCTTAAATTCAGGAAGGTTTAGCATATCAATAGCAAGGTTTTCACCGCCCACGATATTTTGATAATTACGGCCAAGTCTTGAAGCTCTTACCCACAGCCTTAGCAAGTCTTTATACTGAATACCTTTTGTGGTATCATATACTCCAACTACCGGAGCAGATTCTGCACCATTAAGCATATTACCGTTTAGCAGTACATCCATAGCCAAGGCATCAAGAGCATAACCCAATTGAATACCAAAGTCTCTTAGATATACTCCCAGTACGTCAAGTGAAACATAGTCCCGTACTTCATCGGTGATCTTAAAGCCCTTACCTACCTTAAAGATAGATACGGTCTTTTCACCATAAGAAATATCTCCGAGAGGAATAGTCTCAGCCTCATTTACTTTTGCCGGAGCAGCATCAGACATATTGATGTGAGGCATAGTGATCTTTAGACCAGATACATGCTCATCATGTGAGATAAGTTCTGGATAGAACGGAGCTTGTCTAATACCAGCTACGATGGCAGCACGAATAATTTCAGGAACAATCCAACGAACTCCTTCATTTGGCATCGTGAAAATATTCTGCATGGTAGTCATCCTAGGATTGATACCAATCTTCTCGAAGAAGTCTGCTTGGCTTAGACCGTATTTCTCTTGTACCATCTCCTCTAGAGAGATATCGGTACAAACTGTGTCCTTGTTACCAGCTCTAGCAGAGTCCATAAATTGGACCATGCCTTTTAGATCTTTAATGAAATCTTCGCTTTTTAGCTTAGAAATATCAACTTGTTTTTGTGACATCTTTATATGAATTTATAGATTATCGAATTAGTACCTGAACAACATCATTAGCTGCCGTAGCTTCAGTGATACTGATAAACCTGGTTTCGGTGGTCATAGTCTCTACTTGAACAAAGTGTTTATTTACCATAACTCCATTGGGTTTTACATAACCACATTTGAGAGCTGCCTTAGCTACATAGTTACAAATAGCAAAAGCTTCTACCATTACAGTTACTTCTACTGGATAACCTTTAACACCAGTATAAGCAGGGTTAATACTATCAGTTACAGCGATGCCAAGATATATCTGATCAGTGGCTCCAGTAAAAGGTTCAATCTCTCCGCTTGGAGTAATAGCTACTGGTTGAGATTTATAGATTTCTACCCTTTCTGGTTGACCAGGAGTTTTTGCCTTAGGTACAAAAGCCTGATGAAGCTTGTGTGACTCGTGTTTGTAAAGTACTGTACGGGGAGTAATCTCTCCCATAACAGTTAGAGGAGTGTTATTGTTCATATCTTCAAAAGTTTACTTATTCTCTGTTATACTTATTCTTACGAGCAAGGATATTGTTAGTTGCAGTAGCATTATCCACTACACCTTCACTATTTTGAGTAGTATCGGGATCTTCGGGGTCTTGAACAGAAGAAGACCTACTAACATCCTTCGAACCACATTTAGAACACTTAAGAGGGAATAGTTCTTTTAGAGTTTGCTCATAGTTCTTATTCAAACCCTCTAAAGTAATCAAAGGAGTAGTTTCTGAATTCAACATGATAAGTACTGGGTCTTTTTCATCCAGCTTATCACCCTGAATTTTTTTGTAATTTGCTACTACAGTTTCACGTAGGTTTACAAGGCATTTCTTACCAAATTCAGAAACTTCTTTTAGAGAAGTATTCTCGGCAGTAAGACTGGTAACCTTTTCGGTTAATTTTTCGATTTCGGCAGTAAGGCTAGTAACCTTTTCGGCTAGAGAAACCTTATCAGATGCCAAAGCTTTTACCAAAGACAAAGCTTCATCCTGAGTGGCCTCTTTACCTTCACCGAGAGTAAGCATATTGTCTCCAAATAGCTTCTCTAAAAATTCTTTCAGTTCTTGGTTCATTTTATTATCATTTAATTTAAATGGTTTCGGATTCTTATTTACATTATTGTTTACCTGAGTATCGTTGTCTGTAAAGTTACCGCAAGATTTATTATCTATAAAAAAGTATTGCTTTGATTTATCATTCTCGTATTCTTTAAAAGAATTCCAAGTACGATGAGCAAATTCAGGGTTTACAATTTTACCATCTTCTCCAATCTTCTGAGCAAAATAGTCAGCTCCATGTGAGACTAATGATGTTTCTAGATATCTTACTATTTCAGTAACTACTCTACAGATAAATACTCCATTTTCATCGTATGTACCGAGTTTTTGCCAAAACTCTTCATCACTCATTTCCGGATGTGACTTCTCCCATTTAAACTGTACAGTTACTGAATTGCTGTGTATTGATGGAGGGTCCATCATTATACCTCTAGCTATACGAGGATTAGCTTTACCATCAATTTTTAATATACCGTTTATACCTCCTGGGATAGTGAATTGGCCATCCTTATATGAATCTTGCCAGACTACTTTAGATACTGCTCCGATAGCATTACCTATGTTTGTCTCATGATCACAGTTTACTGTTTGACCCAGCAGAAGTTTCATAGAAGCTTTTAATACCCCATTTCTACTGAAATCAGTTGGGTTGTAGTTTTTACTAACTATAGTCTCTGATAAAAGTCTAAACATCGGAGTTATAAACTCGTTATCAGCAGGAGTTAGTTCATCGGGTTTTAAATCAGGGTAATAAGTGTTATAATCTATATCACCTCCCCAAAAGCCTAATGCTTGAACAGAGTCTTTACTGGTATTTGTCCAAGAGAAGAAGTTGTTAGTCAATTGTACTAGTTTATTTTTCTCTTGTACTACCTCCGGTATATTACCGGACATGATAGAGTGTCCACTACCTATCACCATCGAATCTAGGTAGGACTTGTTACTGGTTGTTATTGGTCTACTCATCTTGGTTGTGGATTTTGATCTTTCCGTTTTGGTTGTGGATTATTCTTATCTCTAACCCTACGGTCAGATTTTGATTTATCTGATTTACGTTTATCTTTGTCTATACCTAGTTTATTTTTGTGTTGTTCAGAGATTGGTACTCTGGGCTCATCCAAGTCGGGTTGGTCATATCCCATTTCTTGAGCATACTGTAACATAGAAATTATACCATCTCTGTATAGGGCATTCAAGTTTTGTACCTTATATTGTTTAGCCTGTTGTATTTTTACATCATCAGATACCGTTGCAGGGTACCAAACTATGTTTATACCTTTATTATTAAAGCCTGCTAGACGTAGTTCTAGAGAGTATATAAATTCTAGGGTATGACTAACAATCATTTGTATAACTTTTAACTGCGAGATAAGCTTAGATAAGTTTATACCTGCCCCACCTTCAGTAGTAGGAGTAGTTACACCTATCAGTGAGCTATTTATACCTAAGCCGTTAGCTACTGATTGTTGATTCATTGCCCAAGGTTTATCCAGATTGCTCATATCTTTAGTGGTAGAGTTTAATTTAAACTCATGGTCATCCTTATAACCTACTACTAAACCATCTTTCATACCTTCTTTCAATCGTATCTTAAGCCTCCTTAGGTTTAAATCTAGCCTCCTTTCATACATACTAGAATTTTCACTAGCAAGTTGTTGTGGCTTTTCTATCAAAGCTTCCATGAAACCTAATATACCAGCATTTTCCATTATATGCTTTATATTAACTTTCATATCTGCCTGAGTCTTTAGTGAATCTAAAGAAGGCATGAATGGAGGTATTCCATAAGGCTCATCGGTATCATTATACATACCTACATATTTATAGGTCTGAGTATTCAACTTTACGTAATCTACCAATTTACCATCCAATAAACCAGAGCAAGTGACATGTTGATATGGCTGATATACACCATTAGCTTCCCTCTTAAAAACTATGGAGTCAGGCTTTATGAAAAGTATAGTGGCTAAGCCAGATAAGTCTTCATTAGGTACAGCTTCTACTGAAATTGCTCCACCTACGAAATACTGAACAATCATCTTATTCACTAACCCATCTATACCAGCAGTATAGTTTGACCAATTCTTTGATACTCTCTTTAGATGGTCGCTCATAGCTTCTGACTCTTTATCAGAGTTATTTGGGAATTGAACTTGATGGCCTGTGTTAGTTAACTCAAACATATCCTGTAGAGCTTTGCTAACATCAGGATTAACTTTATAAAGATCCCTTATCAATTTTATCACCTCTACACGAAATGAAGGATTTACCATTTGAGTAAAATCCTTCAATCCATATAATATACCTGAGGGGTTTTCAGGGATAGATACTCTACCTGGGTCAATGCCAGTAACAGAGTTCTTATTAGATTGCTCCTTTTCTTCTTGAATAATTGGAGCTCCTCTAGTAATAGAGAAATTGAATCCAAATATCTTCATCTTGGTTGTATAATAATATTTTGTTTACCTTTTCGTATGTGATTGCAGATGGCTTTTCCCATAATATCATCATCAGCATATACATCGGATGATAAAGAATCGTCTTCACTGTTTCTTTTATGTTTTCCCATAGCCACTGGCCTTCCCAAACCATCATATATAAAAGTTCGGGCTTCCTGTACAAAGAAAGGATCCTTAATTATAACATTATCATTACGAATATCTGATTCTAGCCCATCTATTATAACTGGTCTATTCTTAGAAGTGGTTAACCATCCTGGAGATTTATCTACTTCTGGACGAGATCTACCTTTCTTCTTAATCATCTTCTGATAATAATATAGTTTTGGATAACCTTCTGTTTGTAGCATAGAAGTTACAGCTAAACCTATATCATTTGATTCAGGAGCTATTGTAGCATAGTTGAATAATCTTCCTGTATCTCCCAATAGTCTGGCATATTTATCAACAGCCATTCTACCTTTGTATACTGCTTGTTCTTCTCCCTCCTTGTCCATACAAGTGAAGGTTGAATAGTCAGAAGCTCTACCAGTAGCTATATCTGAACCGATGAAATATTCTTTGTTTGGGTTAGGCTCTAAGAATTGTAAATATTGGCCATTATACCTACGTTGTATGATTGGCCAATCGGATAAGCAATCCTCTATGGCTTTAATATCCCATAAATCGAATACTGTATTACCGGATGATAGGAAGTCTCCGTCTATTTCTTGGGCAGTTCTCTTTGGGCCTAGTGCAGAAGACATGTTATTGTACCAATCATCATCTCTTTCAGGGTGCATACGCCAATAAAGCCTGATTGGGTTGAAAGGATTACCTCCTGACATAGCATCTACCCAAGTTGAGTAATAGAAGTTACCTACTCCATAGGGTGTAGAATTAACTATGGCAGCACCTCCAGTAGACAATGTTGGGAAAGCAGCAGCCCATATTTGAGAAGCCCATCTAACTATAGCTGCTTCATCTATCACCAATAAAGATAGAGATTCAGAACGGCCAGCCTCAGATGAAGTAGGTATTGATTCTATGAAAGAGCCATTACTAAACTCTATCATCGAAGCTGAGCCATATTCCCCAGTTCTACCATTTACGATAGGTACCTGTAAAAACCAAGGAAGGTTCTTATACATAAATTTGATTTTCTTTAGAACCTTCTTAGCTGTAGTGTCCTTAATCGATATGATATTTATCTTCTTATTTGGATGATACATTGCTAACCAGAGACAGTACATAGATATTAATTCAGTTATACCGGCCTGCCTAAACTTAAGTACGATATTGAACTGATTTAGAATAAATTGGTACAGTACTGATTTTTGAAAAGGGTATAGGTCAAAATGTACCTTACCCCTTACGGGATGTACTACAAAACAGAAAATGCTAAAAAAGAAAACATCCTGTACTACTTTATTAAGTATACCTACTTGCTCGGTATTTAAGCCCGTAGTGTTTTTTAAATCTATTTTAGCCATTTCTTAAATCTGTAAGTTACTTGTAATTCTAGATCTGGTTTAAACTTAGAATATGTATTTATCCTATCATTCAGTGACCAAGATACTCCTAGGTTATAATCTATTTTCCTGGTCTTGAATTGAATTCCAGTACCTATGGTGGAGATCTTTTGAAAAACCAAATACCTACCATAGATGTATGGGCTTATTTCGAATAAAACCTTTTTTTCGTAAGTTAAACCAAAAGAAGGAGCCCAGTTGTATTTGTACCTCTCTAGGTCTAATGTGTATGACTTAGTCAAATACTTCTGAGCCCCTCGGTTGTAAAAACTAAAAGCTATATTGTTCCTGTCTAATAAAAGTTGAACCAGAGAATCCTTACTTGGGCTCCATTCTGCTGGATAAGTGTTTGAGCTAAAGTCTCGGAAATAAAATCCCGAAATAGATTTGTTGGTAGTGATTGATGAATCAATTGAGGATGTTTTACCAACTTGAGAGCTCGAGGTTCCTGCTGAAATTTTAGAGTCCCAGTAAAGGATTTTCTCTGGTTGCTTAACCCCTGAATAATGAGGTACTTCTTTGAATTTTGACTCTGTACCAGCGATAGTGGTGGTTTGAAAAGTTCTTTTACCCTTTAAGCCGGTGTTATATGTGGTTACATCTATGCGAGAGTTATGAACCGGCTCATATTTGCTTAGCTGAAGATTCAGAGTTTTAATCTTGAAGCAAAGGTATATAGTTATTCCTAGTAACCCAATGAACATGCAAAATACTAGCAGGGGAAATTTCTTTATAAACCCCAAGATGTGACTTAATGTTTTCATTTCACTTCGAAATTTTAATAAGGCTTATCTGAAAATCCCGGACTCGGGATTTTCCTTAGCGAGGTTTACCGAGCTAAGGCCTTAATTGTTTTGAATAATTTTTTCCTTGTTCTCTATATGATGATTAATATTACCTCCCTAAATGCGTATAGTAGTTAATATATACTCTTTAGGGTATATTAACTACCGCGCGCATATACGAGGGATAATGTTCTTAAAAAAGTGTACCTTTTTTTGGTATTCCTTTAACCTCTTTTGGTTTCTTTTTAACCTTTTTAGGATTTAATTTAAGGCCTTTAAGGCATGCCAAAAACCAAATCCCAATTTCAAAAACTGACCCCTTGGCTAAGGTATACCTTGCCTTATTAAGGCAATATAAATACCTATCCCCTTGTTCAATGTAAATCTTAAATTCCTTTGGGAATCCCATGATGTTTTTGAAATCTAATATACCAAGTGGCCAACCGTCGGGTCTAAACTGTCTATCAGCAGGTCTTAAAGTAAGTGGAGCTTTGTCATTCTCTAACCTATATACTCCAGGTAAAGTACTCATCTTAGCAGTCTTAATCGGCCATTTCTTTTCTAACTTGAAGTCTTTCTTCCATAGCTTGTGTATTTGCTTTACCGTTAAAGTAGTTGTATCAGGCAATTTACGATAATCATACATCGCTAATTTTTTATCTAACGGTATCATATGATTATCAATATTACCTTTATACTGGGCAACTTCTAGAATGTTTCTAGTGAGTTTTGGAGTATTTACTTTAAATACTTCATCGAACAAATTATAATATTTCTTACAGCCTCTTTTAATGCCTATTATAACTAACCTTTTCCTAGATACTTGAGAGTTGCCATAATCTGATACGGACCTTTGGTGATATACTAATCGGTAAGTTGATAAAGCCTCACTAAGATACTCTTCAGGCAGTAGGTTAACCAACCTAGGTAAATTCTCTAATAAAAATACCTTTGGCTGATACTTTTGTATGGCCTGCAAGGTTAGGTTTAGAGATTTATTCTTCTCAGGGTTGCCTAATTCTTTCACCTTAGATAATCTCATAATTGAAGAAGCTCCACAATCTGGAGATGATACTATTATATCTACCGTTGAAGTCAGACTATCCAATTCCGAGAAATCCCTGTAAAAGGGTATGTTTTTGAAATTTAGCTTCCATTGTTCGTCTTTTGGAGTATGAAATACAGCTCTCGGTTCTACATTAGCTAAAACATTAAAACCAGGTTCCTTCATAAATGGGAACAGCAGGGCTCCCTGCCCTGCTGAAACACCTAATACATTTAGAGATCCCATATATTACTTTATTACACCAAAAGCTTTTTTAGTTTTAGCTAGAAAAGCTAACCTACTATTAAGACCGTTGGTACCTCCGTTGATTTTACGAGTTATTTGAGTAAATTCGTCCTTATCAGCTAATTCATTACATTTAGCAGTTTTCCAAAACCATCCCGCAGACCTAAAAGCCCATTCTGGTTTCTCTAATAATTCTGGGTGTGTCAAGAAATCCTGGCCAAAGAATTTACCACAAGCTCGATAGTTATTAGTACCAGTCACCTGTATTAATCCTCTACCTTTGTACTTTTGACCATCACCATCTGCCTTAGGTGTATTACCAAGAGCCTGAGCTTTCTTACCAGTATCATAAGCTGCTCCACTAGCCAATTCCTTAACATACACAAAACATCCACTCTCATGTAATACCTGAGCTAAAAAATGAGCCATTCTCATAGGAGTATTAATACCAAAATCTCCTGAATATTGGCTGATAATTGGAGCATATATCACAGCTTTTGATGAAGATACTCCACATGAAATCAATTGTTTTACTGTTACTTCCATATCTTACAAAGTTATATAATTATATTATATAAGCTGATAAGTATTGCTCAAAGGCCTTACTAATGATGCTACCCATTAAACTATTGAATAATGTATACTGAGGTATGTAACTACCCACAACCTCAGAAGTTTTAAAGAAAGTACTTAAAATAGTTTCTTTATTAAAAATAAATTATTAATTTTGCACTATAACAAATTTAACAATAAAGATAATTATGGAAAAATTAAATTTAAGCGACAAAGTTCTATACTGGGATGGTAGTACTACCATAGAATTAACCGAAGTAATTCAGGTTAATAAAGAGAACTCTACCGTAAAACTAAGTAATGGGGTAGTATTATACAGGAAACCTTCTTCAGAAGGTACTTATAATCGGGCAGACTACCGAGAAAGTATCGAACAGAAAGAATTAAATAAGAAAAGAAAGAGAAAATCTGTAAGTACAGCTTTGCCCATATCTAAATCCTGGAAATACGGTACAGGAGATACAGAAAGAATTTGGAAAGCCTACCAATTCAAAAGGAGCTTTGCAAATGTATATGATAAACTGAAACAAAAGGTGACCTTCACCTCTAATCGGGAACTTATATTTGAACCAGAAGCTCTAGAATTTATAGAAAAAGTAGAACGTAAAATGAATAAATTAGTATGATTTCAAGTCTAGTAGATATGTTAGGTATGGCTATAATTATGATATACGCCATTTGTATACTGCCTGCCCTCTTTTTCACTTATATACAAGAAAGGCTTGGTATGAAAATAGAAGATGCCCCAAATAAATGGCTAGGAATATTATATCATTTCTTAACAGTATGGGTAGTAATGCCCTTATTCTTTTATAGATTAGTAACTAAAAACAGAAAATAACATGAGACTTCATTATGACAGAAAAGGTAAACTCAGAGGATACTCAGATAACCTAGAAAACGTTGTTGCTGGAGATATGTTCTTAGGAGCAGAGTTGGGATTTTTCGTAATCTTCTTTATTATTGCACCATTTGCTACATATTATTTAGCCAAGAATTATAAGAAATGGGGCAAAAAATCCCCCGGTTGGAAAAGCCAATGGAACCCAAATAGAAACCCAATACCTTTCGTAATCATCAACATTATATGGGTATTAGTTTTAGCTTGGATGATATCCGGAGAAGCTTTTAAGAAAGTTAGAACGGATTACCAACCTCCAACAGATTATCGATGGGAGGATAAAGAGCCTAAAAAACCAAGACTTAGAAAATACAGAACTTTAAAAGGAGAAGAATATGAAGTATGGGAATAATATTTGCAAATGTTGCAAGAAAGAACTAGAAAATATACAAGAGTTTGATACTAACTTAGAAGTACCAAAACTAATGTTATCTCAAAAACTATGTTTTGATTGTGCTTTTTGGCAGAAATTACTAGATTCTAAGAATAATATTAAGCCTAAAATACCTGGTTTATCCATAGTTACAGGCTCTAATTATGAGCCATCGGCAAAGTTAAACAGAAGATATTATTGGTTTATACCCTTTGAATTGCCAGACGGTAAGTCAAACCTAGAATTTCACCCAGTAAGCTTAGTACAACCTAAACACAAGATTTTAACTAGAAAAGGAGAACTTTACACCGTAAATGAGCTATGGGCAGGTATAGAAATACCCACTATATGGTACCCTAAATTCAAGGTGAATGCCAAGTTTTTAACCGATTATGAAACACTGCACCTAATATCCCGTAAAAATACTAAGGTAGACGAAGAGTTCACTTGCTACCGGATAAATAAAGAGATAGTAGCTAAATTGTTTAATGAATAATTATAAATGATATGGATAAAGATATGAAATACTCACTCGTTTGGTTAGTGGGTTTTGTCGATAATAAGTTTGAAGCAAGGTTAGACGAAGAGGCTTCAGGCATAAAAGATCTAGAATTTGAGCATATAACATCAAGAGACATAAGGTTATTGATGTTAAGCATAGAATATAAGTCTTATAAGAAAGCTTCCGAAGTAGATCACTACAATAGGCTAGTGGATAAACTGGAGATATTATATGAATTCACAGATAACGCTATAGAACATATTCAAAATAGGAACAAATTAAGTTCTTTGATATATTCAATAGGTTATTTTCTTGGCTTCTATAAAAAGATTTACTAACATGAAGAGAAATAAGAAACCAGTTAAGCGAAAGCCCTTTAAGAAATTATATAATAAGACTAAGTCTGGGCAAGTAAGGTCTTTCAAGACAATCGTTAGGTTCTATTCTACAGAAAAAGTAGTAATGACTACTAAGAAAAAGATAGAGCCAAATGGTAAAATCACCTACGACCACTACCTTTATACAGAGGGTAAAAATCTGGGAAGGTCTAATCAAACTTCGGCTTGGGAACAAGCAATAAGGGAGGCTAAGTCAATTATAGCTAGGCTTAAAGATAAAGGTTATAATGAACAATTGGTTGAAGAAAAGGCTAGCCCAGAGCCCATGCTAGCAATTAAATGGGACGAAAAACGCATTTCATTCCCCTGCATGGTTCAAGCTAAACTAGACGGCGTAAGGTGTATCATGTATAAAGATGCTGAGGGTGTACATCTCAAATCTAGAAGAGGTAAAGACCTGAACATACCTCACATCCAGAAGTACTTAGAGGACCATTCAGAAATACTTCCCTTGGATGGAGAGCTATATAATCATGGAGACCTAACCTTTCAAGGCATCATCTCAGCAGTAAAAAGGCTATCCAAAGATACTGATAAGATAAACATCATCGTATATGATAAGCCGGTAGAAGGAGTAATAAACTACGACCGTCAATTCAAGCTATTAAAATCTGATAAGAAGAAGGTAGGTAAGAATGACCCAATTAAGTTCTTAGATACTATCATAGCCAATAATCTAGAAGAGATATATGAATATCACGATAAGATGGTTAAGCAGGGCTATGAGGGAGTAATCATAAGGAACTTCCAAGGCCTTTATGAAATTGGATACCGTTCCAACAACCTGATAAAGCTTAAGAGGTTCTTCGACGAGGAATTCCCAATCATAGACGTGATAGAGGCAACTGGCAGGGATAAAGGTACAGGCATATTCGTCCTAAAAGCAAAGAACGGTAAGGAATTTAATGCTAGGCCTCAAGGCTCAAAGGCCCTAAGAACCTCCTACTGGGTAAATAGAAAAAGCCTAATAGGAAAACAATGTACCGTGAAATACCAGGAACTCAGTGATTATGGCATCCCCAGGTTCCCCAGTGCAATAGCAGTAAGAGATTATGAAGGTTAAATCTTTAATTAAGCAACAATATGACAACGATTTTTATTGAGATGATTTCGGCTCTGATAGTGGTTATCTTCCTGAGCCTAGTATTAAATTTCATGGCAGAGGATTCTAACCATACTCAGGAGTTACTTGATAGTAGGTATCAGGAGCCTAAGAAGTCTTTCCTAAGAAGATTCTGGGAATCCATTGGTACTTGGGCTAAGGGCCTAACCTTTGGCAGTGTGATTACCCTACTCATCGCTTGGGGAATTACTCTACTGGTGTATTTCCTAATTAGGCTAGTTTCTAGTATATTCTTATTAATAATTTAATTGTTACTCTTATGTTAGATGTTTTATTCTGGTGGGCAATCGTATATTGCCTTTTATTAATCCTATATACCCTGTATTCTATAATATATTTGATAAGAATGTATAGGATTAGGTCTAGGGAAAATAAGGTTAGGTTTGTACCAAGCATTGCCTTTAAGAGGTTGATAGAGAACTATGCTTTCCTTGGTATACTGTATTTATTGCTTTCAGTAGTAGTTGGGATATTCTGGGCTATGTATAAGGTGATAAGTATATAATTGGGATCGGGGATCTTCTTAATACGAGGGGCTTTGGGCCTAGTAGGTAAAATTTTTGGGATCTCCGATTTATTGTGTTTGGGGTTTGATAGGAATTTGGGATTCAAAATTTCAGGCATTCAGGCTTTCTGGGATTCCCCTTAATACGAGGCTCGGAAAGTTGGGGCTGTGGGAGGGGGGCACGGTGTCCCGGGAAGTTAAAATTTTAAAATAAAAATAAGGGACAAAGTTTTATTTAAAAACTGCATCCCTTATTTTTAGTTGTTTATTTTTATTTTCTGAACTTATCTATTATTGTTTGAATAATTGCAGCACATGCAAAAATTAAACTGATACAAGCAAAAGAAATAACAATTATCTGCATACTAATATACTTTACTTAAAAGATTTGATACACTAAAAGTTGCACAAGCTAATAAAATGCTATAAAGAAAAATTAAGTCCATAATATTTTTATATTAAAGTTGTTATATATTTTTAATTTCGATTTTCTTTTTATATAGAGAGTGTTTAAAAACACTCTCTATACTTTTGTTTATTGATTTTCTTTCTTTACAATTTCTAATGCTTTTAATAGTACTTCTTTCTTTTCTTGTTGCAAATTTTCGTTGCAAACAGAACTTAAAGAATAATCGTGTACTTTATACACATTAGTATAAAAATCATTGAAAGTATCAATCAAAGATTTTTTATTTTCTTCTTTTTTCTCTGTTACAATTGCTTTTGCAACTGAAAATAACATATTTCTGAATTTTTTTCTCAAAGATTTTTTTTGTTTTTCTTCGATATTCTCGAAAAGTTCATCTTTATATATCGAAGATTTTTTTGTACCTAAATTAGTAGTCAAAAGACCCTTTGAATTTTCGTTAAAACTCTTAAAGATGTTTTCGAGAGCATTTTTTTTCTCTGCTTTTTTGTTTTCTACATTTTCAACTACTTTTGCACTCTCGTTGTTTACATTATTATTTTTCATAATTAATTAATTACTGAAAAGGGTTTTATTATTTATTATATTTTGTGTTATTCAGTAGACCCTAATCAGATTTTTAAAACTACTTTCTAAACACTTTGTTTATTATTTACATTGCAAAGTTACGAATAAAATTTTATTCGTGCAAGCATTTTCAAGAATATTTTTCAAAAAAATTATTCTTATTGATTTAAATCAAAAAATTTAATTCTAAAAATTATTTTTCAAATTTTTAATAGAAATAATTTTGAAAATTAAAAATAAAATATTATACGCGTGCATGTACATATATTATATATGCAATTCCCAACCCATGCAATAATGCAAAATCTTCTTAATAT